TTATCGGACAACAAGCAAATCTGAAAATCTCGTAGTATATCGAGGCGACAGCATTTCACGCTTCATCTGCCACTGCTGCTGTATACCCTGCCCGGCAAAATAGAGCGTGCCCTTTCCGTCCTTTGCATTCAGGTGATCCAGTACTTCCATCAACTTTTCACTTCCGGCACGCGGAGCGCTGTCGTCGAACAGGTTGAGTTGGGCCACGCCCTGGCTGAAGAAGTCACCCAGCATGACACCCGCTTTCTGGTACCGGTGACCGTCCTTCCATATTTTGTCCAGACACTTTACCGCGGCGTTGATGATGTCTCTGCTGTCCTGAGTTGGCGTGAGCAGCCTTACCGATGCGCTGTTTCCGTAATACGGCTCATTAAGGGCAAATGGAGAGGTCTTGACGAAAGCGGAGATAAAACGGCAGTACTGATGCTCACCACGTAGCTTTTCAGCTCCACGGGCCGCATAGCTGCAAATCGCCTGTCGCATTTGCTCATAGTCAGTAATGCGTTCGCCAAACGATCGGCTGCATACAATTTCCTGCTTTACCGGGGCGAACTCCTCCAGATCCAGACATGGCTCGCCGCGCAGCTCGCGGACGGTTCGCTCCAGCACAACGTTAAAGTGTTTTCGGATAATCCACGTACTCTGCTCTGAAAGGTCCAGTGCGGTTTTGATGCCCATGGCGTTCAGCTTCTTGCTGATGCGCCGACCAACGCCCCAGACATCCTCTACCGGAACCAGTGCCATTAACCTGCGCTGCCGGTCAACGTTTGAGAGGTCAACGACGCCGCCCGTCTGCCGCTGCCATTTTTTCGCAGCATGGTTAGCCAGCTTCGCCAGCGTCTTGGTCTGGGCTATGCCGACTCCGACTGTGAGATGTGTCCGCTGTAAAATAGTCGCGCGGATCTCTTTACCAAATTCAGTCAGGTCCCGGCAGTTCCTTACGCCGGTCAGGTCGCAAAAGGCTTCGTCTATGCTGTAAATTTCCACGCGCGGGCTCATTTCTTCCAGTGTGGTCATTACCCGGCTGGACATATCTGCATAGAGCTCGTAGTTGCTGCTGAAGCAAACAACACCAGCGCGCCGGAACAACTCCTTCTGCTTGAAGAATGGCTCACCCATCGCTATCCCGGCAGCCTTTGCCTCGGCGCTGCGTGCTATTACGCAACCGTCATTATTCGACAGAACGACAACCGGCCTCCCGCGCAGATCGGGCCTGAATACAGTTTCGCAACTGGCATAAAATGAGTTCACATCGACCAGGGCAAACATCACATCACCGGATTGTCGTCTGTGAACGCCGCAGCGCCATTTATAAAGAAGGTCACCACACCCATAACTTCAACTTCATCTAAAGCATCACCTTCTATGCTTTCACCGTCTTCTGTGATGAGCGCGCCGCCCATAACGACCGCGAACTGTAGCTGGCCGAACGCATGCACCAGCACGCGCGTTCCTTTGTCGGGCACAAGATCAGGCTGAAAAATCGCATATCCACCTGACGTTTCAACCAGGCATGAGTAGCGGTTAACACAACATAATTTTTCAAGCCTGTATCGCTGAGCTTTTTCCTGCACAACTCACCTCCGATAGTTACTGTATATGCATACAGTATGATTGATCGTCGGTGTCGATCAAGATATGTTTTGGTGCTACCATGCATTATCTAGGACTTTTCTCATTTACTAGGAAAAATGGCTAAGCAAGGAATTCATAAATATATGAACAACAACAATAAAAGGCTTCAGTTACTTGATATTTCAAGGTTCGTAGCCGCTCTCATGGTCGTATGTTTCCATTATACTTTCAATGGCATACTTAACGGTAAGATCGCCTCTGTGTCAGAGTTGCCAGCAATATCATCCGTGACAAAGTATGGGTATCTTGGTGTTGAGCTTTTCTTCATGATCAGCGGCTATGTGATACTTATATCAGCCAGAAAGGGGCGTCCTTTAGCATTTGCTAGGTCTCGAGCCGTACGGTTATATCCAGCATATTGGTCTGCTGTAATCATAACATTCTGTTTTTCTTTGTTTCTCGGCGGAAAGATGATGAGTGTTGATATTAAGACATTCATCGTTAACTTAACCATGCTTCAGTCATTTGTTGGGTTTGGTCATGTGGACGGCGTCTACTGGACTCTTGTATATGAAATAAAGTTTTATGCTATTGTTTTTCTTGCTTTGTTCTTTTCTAAAGTATTGCCAATTGATAGGTTAATAGTTGGGTGGGCTATGATAATTGACATTTTATCATACTCTGGTTTGCCAATACCTTCTGTTTTTGGTGGGTATTATTCGTACTTTGTCGCTGGAGCGCTTCTTTCTATTCACGCTTCAAGCAAGTCATATCGTTCATTGCTGCTTGTTGCTCTATCAATATATCCGTGCATAAAACACACTCTTTCCATGGCTAGCGATACATCATCGTTAACTGGTGTGCCATTAAATGCAGCAGTGATATGCTCTATGATTCTCATATATTTCTGTCTATTCTTACTACAGAGCCATGCAAAAATCAGAAGTATAAACATACCACTTTCATACAGAGTTGGCGCCTTAACCTATCCTATATATTTATTGCATGCACATATCGGATATATGGTTTTGTCTCGCTACGCATCTAACGAGACTCATGGTTTTTTCGTCTGTGTAATGATTGTCTCTATCATTGCTACTGCTTACGCAATAAATCGCATCGTTGAAGAACGCATGAGGCCATTGTGGTTCGGCTTGTTTAATTCACTTCTTACTAAGCCTATAGAATTCATAGAATCAACTTTATCATCAGTTCATAGGATCTTCGCAAAATGAGTGAAGGCAGCCACCTGGCTGCCTTTTTTCATGATTTTCCAACAATAAGTCAATTGTTACCTGTGCTTCTCAGGTAAACAAATGAATATTGTGAGTTGAGGCTGTATGATGCTGCTCCGTTAATGGTATTTCCTGACCCTGAAGTGACAATTATAGCTACTCCGTTTGTGGTGTTGTCAGTTTTAATCACCCTGACTAACTTCCCAGGGCAATCGGCAGCCGGAGGTAATGTCACCGCAGTAGAAAGGCAAATACTGCTACCAGCTATTTTTAAATCATTGCCTGATTGATATATCAAGCTCTTGGCGGACGAAAGGCCGCTATTCAATCTTTATTCTTGCGCCAATCCCACTCCGCATGACCCCAAATGAGCAAATAAATTAACTCTATTGCAATCATATCATTATGCTTACCAGTCAATAGGCTATATAGCATATACAGAATGCAAACAGCACCCGAAACTCTAACCAAACCATTTACCATATGGTTTTTTAGCATTTTTATCCTCTTTACAATGATTGAGGGGGTTGCATTTTACATCATCAGCATCAGCATCAATGTGTAACCTGATAGCTAAGACATTTCAAACCTAGAGGCAATTGCATGGAAAACACTCGAAGTGTAATAATTAAACTTAGCAAGAAAGACAGTCATATCGCTAAGCTCGTGAAGGAATTTCAATCTGGAGAGATTGATGAAGACTCCCTCGTCTCACGCGTAATTTGTCATTTGAATAAAAAATTGAATGACTACAGAGAGGCTGAAGATCGTATCGATATGCCAGCGTGGTGATTCAGGCCATCCTTGGCCCGGGTGACCATCAAAGAACACCGAACGCCGTTTCTGAGTTACCAAACCAGTCTGTACCCTCGACTTCAATGTTCCAGTAAGAGCTTGGAGATCCTGTAGGCCATGTCAGCGTAAATAGTAAGTAGAACCCGTTTGACAATGCAGTCCCTCCAGAGCTTGAGAGTGATATGACTGCGCCGTTAGCGTCCTGGATGTTTTCTAGCGGCTGATTAGTTCCGCTGGAGTCTTTTGCTATTAGTGTTTGCAGCGTTCCAGTCGCGAGGGTACAAGCTATTGTCGGAGTGTTACCAGAGGGGAAATTTGTTGAAATGGTAGTAACCTGATAATTGTAATTCCCGCCTGCTGTTTTAACTATCAGGCCTTCATAGTAGCTCCCTCCAGCGTTTACGATCCTTACTTTCGCAATACCAGTGTTGTAGAAAGCGTTTGATGGCAATTTGTCAGTAACACTGCGTGTCCCAGCAATTGACTGCGGCGCTTTTGTATAGAATGAAGTCAGAGTGACAGCTACAGGAACCGTTGATCCTTGCCCTGCTGGGGTAGGAACCTTTTTACAATGAACCACTCTCAATCTGCGCTCTTCCTGATTAGTCCACATTCCATCGACAGACATTCCGAGCGGGACAGGACTTACAGTAATGCTGTTGACAAATGCCTGTGCTGATGATGATCCATCCTGCTCGTTGAAGATAGTGATTGTATGCCAGCCACGCCCTACGATGCGTCCAATGAACATAGACGCGCCGTCGACCCCGCTGAAGTTTTTACGGACATATGGTATACGCTGAGTTTGCATACCATAAGACATCGCCTGTTCTATACCATAGTAATAATACGGCTTGGCTGAATTATTCCACCACTCTGTAACCTCAGTATAGACATTAACAGAACCAGATATTTTTCCATACAAATGAGCAGCTTCAGCGTCAAGATAGAAGCTGAAGGTCATCAGTGCCGCAGCATTTGCAGGTAAAATGCCAGTAATTTTGGCTCTTGTGAATGTACCATCAGCGCGGCCTGTTCCAATGTTACCTTTAGCGTCACAATAACCGATCTGATCACTACGTGCGCCAGGCCACGTAGTCATCTCGTTCGTCACCGGCTTATAGTAAGGCAGTAAACCGCCTGCCATGATCATCGAGCCTAACTTCTCACCAAGTATTGCGTAACCGATGGAGTTGAAGTGTACAGCATCTGACTGAACTGCAGCATGATGGGAGTTCATGAAGACTTCTTGTGTGTCGAAAGTTGCACACCCGTACACCTCTGAAAGGTTGCGAAGCCTGCGACCCCACTGAATCCACTTAGGGTCCCCAGATCCCTGTCCTCCGGACGCCGGTATACAGACAACAACCCCCATTCCCCAGTCAATGAAACGTCTAATGAATTTTTCCATGTACTCCATGTATTCATCAAGCGTTGCGCCTCGCACCCCCTGAGAGTCATTGATTCCATACATCAGAATAGCAAGGTGCCTGTTGGGATTTGTCTGCCAGTTTGTGTTCGTGTAGCCGTCCTTTGCTGTATAGCCAGAGATTGCTCTAGTTAAAACGCTTACATTGGCCCCGGATTGCTGACCCAGGAAGCCACTTAAACGCACAGGATATGTCATCGTTGCGTGGCGCGCCCAATCCTCACCCGCCGGAGCGACCGAATCAGTTGAAGTCTCATCGTAACCAGCTGTAATCGAATCGCCTTGGCAAAGAATGTTAACGCTTGATCTGCTGTGCACCAGATAATCAACGTATCCCAGATTGGCGATATTTTTAGCCCTGTATGAAGCGGAGTCGTTAGCCAGTGTCCAGGTTTTTAACTCATTTATACGCTGTTGAACGTTGCGTCCATCATCAGTATTAACCAAAGTTGCGCCTGTGGTTTTTGCAAGATCAGTACGCAGTACATCTGCAACGTCGACAGGCTGCCACTTCCCGTCGCCCGTCCCTCCCGCAGATGCCGGAGTAGAACCAGATGGAACGGTTTTCGGTAAAGTTTCAAGATCGTCCCAGCGGTACCAGATATTTGTAGTTTCGTCCTGCAAAAGGTCGCCTGCTGACGTAACTGTCCCACCATCCTGAAAACTACCTTTGAGGTTCCACCCAAGATTGTATATATGCTCAAGAACCAGTTGTTTGAGACCATCAATTGTATAGTGGGCATTACCAAAACGATCGATATACTGCTGAGCTAATGACGTAACGAATTCGTCAATTTTTCCAGCGTTGTATTTTAGGTCAGCAGGAGATTCGCTCGGAACCGAATTCTGAGTAGGTGTAGTAGCCATATTGATTCCATAAAAAAACCCGGCACAGTGGCCGGGTATGGTTAGTTGGGGAAGGTTCTTATTCGTAGATGGCGTCGCTGTATTCCGCGACGGTCAGAGATACCGTGTTATCTGTGTTCGGTTTAATGCTGTTGACCGTCCATAGCTGACTGTCCAGTTCCTCCACTGTCGCAATGAGATAGCGCGACGGGAGCTGCACAGTGTCTCCGTTCCATATATTGAGCTGAATGTCGGGGATAGCCGCGGTGAATCCGTACTTCGTGTCGCTACGGGCGGTGGCCGGATAGCGCAGAGTTGGGTTACCCATGCTGTCGGTAACCAGCACATACATCGAGCCGGTAAACACGATCGGCTCGCTGGTATCGAAGTTATTCCCGGCGCGTCCGGTGATGTAACCCTGTTGCTGGTTGCTGTCGTAGATGTCTGGCATCTGAATGACGCTGCCGACCTGGATAATGCCGTCTTCGAACACTTTGGCGTTCATCTTCACGCGCGAGTAGATAAGGCGTTTGGTTTCGCGTAATGCGCGCTCACGGGCCTGATACTCATTACGGAAGCCGACGATCTCCAGCTTATTCGGGTTCTCCGCTTCCTGCTCGACTATGGCGCCGTTCAGCACGCGGTAGTTGATGTACGTCTTGTTGTTCGTTGTGGGGTGGACGTATGACACCTGCACGCCGTCATAACCGCCAGGAAGAGTAGCTTCGTACGTCATTTTGTACTCGTCCGTCTTCATGTTTGCCCGGTTGAATACGGCCGCCGGGTAATCAACTTTCTGATCTCGGGTGAATGTCAGCACGCCGTCGTCCCAGTACGCCACAACAGACGCCGCATTGCAGATCGCCTGCACACGGTCGCCCAGCGAGTCGTTCTCGTCGTCAAACGTGTAGTCGAAGTAGCCCAGGCGCTCGTCAGGCAGGCTTTCAGCAATAGAGTACAGACCGTACAGGTCAATGCTGCTGACCGGCTGCTCACCCATCACAATCCAGGTGTGCGCCACTGCATCAGCGAACGAGCGCGACGGCCGCAGCGTGTAATCCACCGTCTGCGTATTGAGGTCGTACGTGATGGTATGACGCGTCACCAGGGCGTTATATTTGCGCTCACGGCTGCCCAGGGCATTCTCCGTCGCCCTGACTTTTACGCGCACCAGCGTGTCGGTTGGGTGGACGACATTCGTACGGATGTTAATGCTGTGGATCTCTTCGACCTTCAGAAGTGACGCGTCGCCAGAGTTGTCCGTGCGCTGGAAGCTGACCGCGTACTTCCCGAAGCCGCCCGTCGGTGTGATCTTGTCAGTGCGATAAAATACCTCACTCGTCGACTGGTGCGGCGTCGTCTGCCGGTACGTAAACGTCTGCTGCGTTCCCGGCACCTGGTTGTAGTCGTCGTCGATTTTCCAGATGACAACCTTCCAGTTGGTCTCTTTCTTCCCACCGAGGCTGGACTGAGTATGCAGCCACAGCTGCGTTGACTCGACCGGGGAAAAGAACGGCCCAACAACCAGCGCCTCGTTATCGTTAAGGATGAATTTCGTGGTGTTGATCGTGGCATTCGCCGGGATGTCCTGCGGTCCCTCGAGCTGGTTCATCGTAAACGTGTACCAGCGCACCGGGTTAACCACTGCACCGTCGTTTGTTTCAACCGCTGAAATCAGCGTGCCTGAGAATGTCGCGTCGGTGGTGACGCTGCCTGAGGCCGTGCTGTACGTCACGTTGATGGTGAAAGTCACAGCGTGCGGCAGAACCAGCCCCATGAAATAATCGAACTCGGCTTGTTTCACGATTTTCATCGCTATCTGGCCGCCGGAATACGTGCCGCTGACCACAGTGTTTGCAGTCGCTGTTTCGATCGGGAAGTCACTGGCTTCGTTCTGCCCCGGCACCTCCTGCCCATCGACATCATCGAACCCGTAGCCTTCGACAATCTGCGGGATTACTTCGCCTGGGTCGAAGAACTGGTATTCAGCACCGGCCATGCTCCCCAAGCTAGATTCTGAGTAGCGAATAGATTCACGGTCATATTTTCCAATGCCGACGCACATCCACTCAGTGACGTACTTCAGGCCGCCGTCGGTAGCTGTCTGATGAACGTATTCGAATACTGATTCCTGAATCAGATCCGGGAATGAACGAATCTGTCCGTAGATGTCCGGCTTGGCTTTATATACGCGCGCCGTGTTTGTCTGACCGGTCAGGCTATTGTTCGGTGAGTCGACCGTATTGCCGCCGCTGTTGGCAATGGCCGGTTTAGGTGCCAGGAACGAAAAAACCTGCCCGACTATCTTGAACAGGGGGCTAATGAGCGGAAGGGATTCGAGGCTTTTAGGTTGGTCAAATATCTGGACCGTATCAAACTCGCCCAGCTCAAAATCCAGCTCATCATCGTCGCCCAGCTTTACGCCGTTGCGTACGATGAGCAGATCCCGGTGCAGGTTGCTGTCGTTCTCTGTCAGCCAGGTATAAAAAAGGGTGCCGTTTGGCACCCTGCAACGCAGCTTAGGCGTTCCTGGAAAATTCGATATCTCAACCAGCGCCATAAGAAAAACACTCCACTTTGGTGAATGCCCGCTGAATGACCAGCAACGAGTCCATGCGCACGCTTCCATTCTCGCCGCGCGAGTGCAGCGCCATCCGGTTCAGCACCAGGCCAACGTGCGCCGGTTGCGCGCCACGGTACCCGACAAATATCCCGCCATCGACAGGTTTATCGACCTGGCGCCAGAAAACGACGTCACCCTCATAGCAGGTGAAAAAGTCGGCCCCGGCTTCGTAATCCGGCGTCTGATGCAACTCAATGCCGAGGACATTGCGGTAATACAACACGCACAAGCCCCAGCAGTCGACTTTCTCGAACGAGCATGCCCGGTTAGCCCACGGTACTCCGATAACCCGCCGGATAAATTCATCTTTAGTCATGCGGATTCCTTATAGGTACTGGAGTCCAGTGTATTCGCGGGGATCGTATAATTTTCCAATATTATTATTGAGCGGGTTGGTCACAGACAGAGTGACCGATGCGGCGTCGGCATCGATATCCACCGTCTTGACGTAAAGCTGCCACGATTTAATCGGCACAGACACGTCTCCGCTGTCGAAGATCTGCCGCGTGGCCGTGATAGCTGTTAGCCGGGCCGCCCCCTTCCAATGCTTCATCAGCGCTTTGATGTCAGACGACAGCCGCCCTAATTTCACCGTCGCGTCGATTACCGGCGTACCGCTCTGCTGGCTCTCTTCGATTTCAAAGCGCGCTGGCGAGTATGTCTGGCCGCCAAGCGTCTTCGGGAAGAACTGCTTATCGACCAGGCGGACATAGCCGAAGGATGGATGGTAGAACGTGATGGTGTCGTACAGTCCTCGCGTCGGGCGCTGCTGCTTATAAGCTCTGAAGGTAGGCATCACGGCACTCTCGGTAAAGATTCCGGGTCTCGCCCGTCAGGATAACCTGTAACAACGATATCCAGCCACGAATCCCACGGCGGCGGAATTTCAACAATGATATCGTCGAACTCGTCGTCAGCGTTATAGAGGTGGTTCGCAATAACAGTCCCCGTCCAGGTCACCACCCCGCCGTCGATACTGGTTTGGACTGGCATCTGCGTGAAGTGAAGCTCCTGCAATTGCAGGCCACTGCCGCCAAGATTGATATTCATCCGGAACCAGTTCAGGCCCCGGTTGAGATAGTTCGGGCTGCGTAGCCACTGCTGGAAAGTGCGTTCCTGCGCCAGAGTGAAGATCCACGTCAGTGACCAGGTCACTTTCAGGTCGTCGGTTTGATTCTCGAAGATAGCCGGGCCGACCGCTGGCTGATCGGCCTGAAACCCGGTATCGAGAGTCATGTTTTTGCTGGCCTTCTGCGCCAGCGGCAGCCAGTCGGGATAGTCGATAATTGGCATCAGCCCTGACCCCTTGGCGTGCGTTTGGCAGTAGTATTTCCTGTGATTGCCTGACTCATAATGCCCCCATTGTTCATATCGGCAACGAACGCCTCGACAGTCAGAGTATTTCCAGCTTGCGTGGCTCTGGCGTCATACATATGCTGTCCTGATGACATATCATTGAATATGACGCTAACCTGAATTCCACCGCCTCCGGCAGTCATGTCCTTATTGCTGATCACCCTGCCATTGTCGCCCGGTATCATGTACTGCTTACCGGTGCTGGCCTGGTAAATCTCCGGCATTCCGCCTTCGCCGACCTGGTACATGCTGCCAGCAGATACAGGTCCACCGTTCTTCCTTGCGCCAGCAACCGCCAGCGTCTTCGACAACCCTACGGTTGAAGCTATCCCGGCCATTGCGGGAACAGAGTTCGCACCGAATGATGCCAGACTCGCAAGGGCAGCTGCTGGAGCCCAGGCCGAAGCGAGAATCGCCGCCTGAGATGCTCCAGCAGCAGTAGCTGCTGCGCCCAATGTCTGACCGATAATGAAGTTTTTGAGAGCCTCAACCCCAACCTGGACTAGCGCATTTACCACGCTATTTAGCATCGTGTTACCGAGTGAGCGCATAGCATCCTGCGCTGACATCGTTCCGGTGATCAGCCCGGTTAACGCATTGGATGCATTACCTGAAAACGCATCCACCGCGCTTGTCAGCATTTCATAACCAAGGCCTTGTTGACTGAGCAATTGCCACTGAGCGGCTGTCATCTGCTCATTGAACTGGTTTTCCTGCGCAGTCTTTAAGGCAAGGTACTGGGCATCGGTAGCTGCCTTTGCAGCAACGAACTGATCGTAATTTATTTTCCCTTTTTGGTAACTTTGCTGGAGTATCGCCTGTTCCTGCTGCTGATATTGCTGCAGCAGGGCTAACTTCTGGTTATTTTCATTCACCAGTTGCTGTACCGGGTCAACTTCTGCTCGGGCAGAAGCTACCGGATTGACTGCGGCCTGGGCGTTAATCTTGGCGAGGTTATTCTGGTGCTCGAGCGCCATTTTCTCCGTGGCAGCGTTATACTCCTTGAGGTCTATTTTCCCAGCGTTCAGTGCGGCCTTCAGATTTTGCATGGATTCGGCGTAGGATTTATTCTCCGCCTGCAAAGGCATTGCCTTAAGTGCTTCCGTAACCCCTTTAGCTGCCGCTGATGCATCCCATGCTTTTGCTGCATATTCACCGGCCTTTTTGATTTGCTCCTGGGTTGCAGAATTTCCCAGTGACTGCTGAGCACGTAATATGGCCTGCTCTCTGCTTAGCTCCTCCGTTGAATCAGCTGCCAGTTCTGCTTGCTGCTTCAGGTTTGCCAGCTTCTGAGCAACAGATTCAGCAGAAGACGCTGATTTTTTCCCCTGCTGCTCACTCTCTTGTTGAGCTTTATTCCTGGCTTCTTCTGACTTCTCTAAATCATAATTTTCAGCAGCCAGCCTGCCAGCTGCAGAGATTTGATTCTGATTGTCAGTGACCTTGGCAGCCTGGATCCTTGCTTTGGCTATCGCCCGCTCTCTTTCATCCTGAATTTTAAGTAATTCATTCTGCTCTTCCAGAGTAGCGATAACTTTATCCCCCTCCTTGGTCGCCGGAGATATCTGAAGCGCTTTTGGGTCGAAGCTTTTTCCGGCCTGATTAGCTCGGTTTATTTCATCAGCTGTTTCTCCAAAGGCTTTCGCTACCGCACCCTGCACCTGCTCGAGGGACCATGATTTTTCAATGAGTTGGTCATGAACTCCCATCGCCGTGAGCATGTTGTTCGTGAGCGTTCGAGTCGCCTCTGACGCGGTTTCTTCTGTCCTGGATAATTTATCCTTTGCAGCCTCAAGGTCTCGCGTCTTACGCGCCAAATCATCAGACACTTCAGCTTGTTGCCGGGCAAAGTCTGCGCCCTGCCCCATAGATTCAGCAACCTTCTGGGCGGCCGGGGTAAAGTTCTGGTATCTGTCTCTCAGCGAGTCAACTTCACTTTGCAGATCGGCAACAGCCTCTTTCTGAGCTCGAATAGAATTATTTGCATCTGCAATTGCCCCACGCAGCTGCGTGTTTGACATTGCATTCATGGCAGCATTTAGCTTATCCAGACCATCAGCGAAGGCGATAGCCTCCTCTTTTGCCTGCTGGGCTTTCTGCCAGAAATAGAAGATAGCTCCGGCAGCAAGCATAGCCGCCCCAGCTGGACCACCTATAAGAGCAAGCGCAACGCGAGCCATTCCGATACCAACGGACGCTGCACGAGCAGCTGTCGCCGCACGGGCCGACGCTGCAGCCTGGGCAGTTTCAGCCTCCGCAAGAGCAAGAGATGCGGTAGTAGCCCGTGTTTTTGCGGCCACAAGAGCATCCATTGCCAGCATCTCTGCAGCGCTACCTTTTGCCACGTTATATTCAGCCTGGGCCAGCGCGAGAGAAGATAGAGCAGCCTCTTTATCAGCAAGAGCCTTACGCTGAACAGAATTAGCAGCAACCAAAGCAGCCTGTGCCGTCTGATTGTCTGCTACGACCTGCTGACGAGATGCTGCGATATCTGCAATTTTCGCAGAGGTGGCCATGGTCAGAGCGCCGACATATCGCGCGCCCATAACACCTGCAACAATGGTCAGAGTAGCGCTGAGAACGTCCAGGTTTTCACTGAGTGTAATAACTGAATCACTGAATATTTTGACGCCAGTTTTTACAGTGGCATTCTCGCCAAAGAACTTCGTGATGTTGTTGTTGGCAATTTCAAGAGACTGGCTGATCGTTGCAGTAGTTTTAGCGAACTCCTGTCCAATTTTATCGCCCTGAGAAAGCAACCCATTCACGATCACATCAGTGGTTAACTTGCCCTCTGCAGCCATGTTTCTGAGCGCCCCAATGCTGACATTCATAGAGTCAGCAAGAGCAATCATGAGCCGGTTACCCTGCTCGTTCACAGAGTTAAATTCATCACCTCTTAAAGCTCCGGACGCCAGCCCCTGAGCAAGCTGAATGATTGCGTTGCTTGCCTCCTCGGCTGTTGACCCTGAGACCACGAAGCCCTGGTTAATAATGGTTGTCAGCCTGGTAATGTCCTCAACACTGACACCATAACTCCGTGTTGATCGCTCGAGACGTGCATAGAGAGTGGCCGTGGCATCGAGACCTGAACGAGTCTTTTGAGAGATATCAAAAACACGCTCGGTGACATCAGCCAAGGTCTCAAAAGGAGGTACGGAATCCCTGACGGCGTTTGCCAGTTTATTACTCAGGTCCTGCCATGCCTGGGCATATGCGCCAACCTGCTGGACAGAAAGAGCTGCTATGAGCGCTTTCGCGACGCCAGTTAAGCTGGACATAGTGCCTTCAATCGAGGACAGGGATCGCTCAGTGCGGTTTAATCCCGCCTCAAGACGACCCATGCTACCGTTGAGCCCATTCAACGCGGCATCAATATCCCGGCGTCCCTGAAGGATCCCGGCGGTGTCCATGTCAACTTCATAAACAATCGTTCCAGCGCTGACAGTACCATCCATAATCTAATCTCCGGGCAATAAAAAACCCCGCCTGAGCGAGGTTACTGTAATGAACAGCTCATGCCGCCTGCTGAGCCATCGACACTCTTCTTGCTTTTTTGGCTAAATAATCCTCTGATATTGAGTCATATTCTTCCCTGGTAAATCCTTTCTGTGAATCGCCACGGATAATCTAGACACTTCCTAGCCGTTGATAATACTGGTTTTCATATTCTGTCGGTGACATCTGATCGCTGGAACCATGCCGACGCTTACTGTTATAAAACATTTCGATGTAATCAAAAATATCGCTGCGGGCTTCTTCCCGCGTTCCGTAGCTCTTTTTCTTTATCCGTTCGCGTTTCAACAACTGGAAAAAGCTTTCTGCAACCGCATTATCATGGCAGTTACCGCGACGGCTCATGCTGCCCTCCAGGCCGTGTGATTTCAGGAACGACTGCCACTCATGGCTTGTGTACTGACTGCCCTGATCCGAATGAACCAGCACCTGTTTTTGGGGATTACGGCGCCATACAGCCATCAGCAGTGCGTTCAGGACAATGTCCTTTGTCATCCGGGATTGCATGGACCAGCCGATAATTTTGCGTGAGAACAGATCAACAACCACGGCAAGATACAGCCAGCCTTCGTGGGTCCTGATGTAGGTTATGTCCGTTACCCAACGCTTATCCGGAGCATCCGGATTGAACTGTCGCTGGAGCCTGTTGGGCGACACGATACTGGCCTCGCCTTTACGTGCCCGCGGGCTCCGGTATCCGACCTGAGCCTTTATCCCGACACGTTTCATCAGTCGCCAGACTCTGTTCACTCCGCACTGTTGCCCGCTGTCCCGCAGATCCAGATGGATTTTGCGATAACCATAGACGCATCCCGATTCCAGCCAGAACTGTTTAATCTGTCCTGTCAGTCTCAGGTCTGCCTGATGGCGTTGTGAATGCGGCTGCTGAAGCCAGGCGTAAAAACCACTGGGATGAACATCCAGCACCCGACAGAGCAGGCGAACAGGCCAGCAACAGGTGTTGTCACGGATAAAGGCGTACCTCAGTCGGACAGCTTTGCGAAGTACGCCGCGGCTTTTTTTAATATGTCCCGTTCGTCGGTAACCCGCTTCAGCTCTTTCTGGAGACGGCGGATCTCGGCCTGAGCATCTGACTGTTCTTTATTAGCGGAAGAATCCGGACCGTACTTCTTTATCCAGGCGTAAAGGCTGTGGGTGGTGATATCGAGACGTGTTGCAACGCTGGCAACAGAATAACCGCGATCAACAACCTGTTTGACTGCTTCAGTTTTAAACTCTTCGGGATAACGCTTACCGCTCATGGGCACCTCTCTTTAAGCCATCTTAAATGACTCTGAGGTGTCTGTTAAACCCGTGGCGATTCACTGGTCCGGGTATTTGGCAGCAATTAAATACTGAAACTCAGTCATGGTAAGCTGCTCCGCCTCATCCCGACTCATACCAAAATGATTTCTGGCTGCGCTGATATACTCGAATGCATTAAATTCAGATGTCGTGCTGGTATTCTCATGGCGCTGTAGCTTTCTTATCCTGGCTTTCCCAATAATGCCGTGCGTTATTAGTGCTTGCGCAATCACAACCATATCAAACTCATCCATTGCCCCATGCCGGAGTTTGAATGGCTTTCCTTTGGTTTTGGCTATGCGTAGCTCACCAATCAATGGGGTAACGTCTGTGTCGCAACAGGATGAAAGCACCGTCATTGCAGCCATTATTGCTTTTTTCCCATAACTGGTTGTTCTTATATGCTGAATGAGCCACTCAGGCACCAATCCATAGGCATTGATGGCCGACCTTATAAGATCTGATACTTCATCATGATGAAGATCATAGAAAGCAGTAACGATATCTTTTGGCTCGCCTATTCGAGTCATATTGATAAACGATGGACGGAAAAAGTATTCCTTTTCGCCAGCAGCAATAAGGAATTCGCCAATTTCTTTTAATGGGATCATGGGTCAATTCCGTTTAGCGGTCATTATCAAGGGCAGCACGCCGCCCTTTGGAATGTCCGTTACGTAACGGTAACCGTATGCACGGCCACAAAGTTGCCGTCTTCGGTGTTGATGATGATCTGCGCGCTGCCGGTGGCGACGCGCGTCACGGTAACGGTGTTGCCGGATGCGGTGGCCGTTGCTTTGGTCGCATCGGTAGTCGCTACAGTGAAATCTTTGTTGGTTGCGCCGGTTGGTGCGATGTTCACCGTGAAGGTGCTGGTACCGCCTGCCGTGCCGGTGCTGGTTGTCGGGGTTACCGTCACGCCAGTCACCGCAACCGCAGTGATTTCGTTCACTTCGATAGTGCTCGCATCGCCGACTTTGAACTCAGTAGAGAACGTGACGATGTCGTTGGTACCACCGTCAGAGCTCAGCGCCGTGATGTTCATGTAGCCGATGAATTCGACCGGGCCGTAGTCCATGCGCACCCAGATACCAGGCTGGCGCTTGGCCTTCAGCTCATCAGCGAAATACTTGATGAACTTGCCGACACCGTACTGATCCAGTTTGTCCTTCTTGCGCACTTCGCCTTCAAAGCTCAGGGTAAAATCACTGTTGGTGATGATGGTCTCGACATAGCCGCCTCCGTCATCCGCATCAGAGGTAACCGAGTTCGGGTTGAAGTCGAAGCCCTTAGACGTACCGGCAGCCAGCGCCATCCACTCAGATTCAAGTGGCTTGACGTCAGGGCAGCCATCGGCGACTTCCAGCACGACCGCACCGCCGAACAGGCGCTCGTTCGAGTTCTGGCAATTAGCCATGTGAAACTCCTCTTTGACGTATAAAAGAAAACCCGCCTGAGCGGGTTATTTGGTTGGGAATGGCTAGTCGCCAAACGTGCATGCAAATTGCAATCGGAAGACTATTCGCCCTTCTTCTGTTAGCACAGGGGGCGGGATTGCGCCCATGTTCTGGATGTAGCCGACACACTCGTCAGCCATGGGGTTGGCCTGGACGTAATCGACGATGCGCTGTACGGCATTGAGTGCGTCTTTGCGCTTATCTTTTGCGCCTACTACGTCGACCAGGACGTGATACTCAGAGCCGAGGTCTGTACGGATATTCGAGCCGCCGTTTGGCCTGAACACCATGATCGCTTTCGACAGGTCGCCGGGGTCATCGTACATCAGCTGCTGCACTGTGAAACCCGCAGTTATCCCGGCATCGACGAACATGTTTCTGACCCGCTCATGCATCATTGGTGTCATAGTGAAAGCTCCTTACGCACAACATCATCGATGGCAGAGCGCTCCTCTTCAAATCCAAGGGTGAGGAATTCTTTTTTAGCAGTTGAGCGACGGAACCTCTGCGGGTTGCCAGGGTCATGAACATAAACGGCATAGTTGGTCGAGTAACCAACCCTGCCTGTGATTACAGCTCCGTCAGTTACGATTTCGCGAAACTGGCTATTCAAAAGTGCTGAGGTATCGATCGGCGTGTAAAGTGCCGCTCTAGCCGCCCCAAGAATCATCGCAGACTGGAGCGCTCGAATGATTTTCCTACCCTGAATATCATTCAGAATTCTGTCAATATTGCGCTCAACACGTGCCGCGCCACGAATTTTTATGCCCATAATTACACTCTGCTTGAGGCCGTTATAATGGCGTAATCATCCGTCAGTCGCTCGAACGTATCGGCGTAACGGATAACCTGACGCACCTCGTCAGCACCTGCCGCAACCGGGTTTGCTTCATTCGATACGCCAATCATGATGTAATCACCAGCGGCCGCCAACGCGAACTCCGTCCAGACAGTGTTCTTCACGACGATTTCAGCGCCCAGGCTGGCTAACTTCTTGCTGAGCCCGCCCTCGTAATCACAGAGGATTTGCTCAGGAGCGGCATAGCCCAGCGGGTCGCCGTATTCGTCATTTCCTTCCAGTTTTCGCCAGATGGTCGCCGTGGCGGTATAGCTCCAGTTCGCTACCGATGACATCAGCCCTCCTTCCAGCGCAGTACCTTCGCGCCGGTCGCCCGGATGCGCGCGCAGTTGATATGCCACTCGCCGTCCGATTTCACGTAGCCGGTAGTTTCCCGCCCGGTATCGGTAATCACCCAGACGCGGGTGAATGAGCGCGGCAGCCCCTGCTTAACTGATTTGTACGTCATCACTTACTCCAATAAAAAACCCGCCGTAGCGGGTTAAATTAGCCTTACACGTTCCTAGCAAATTCGCCGTGAAGGGATGATCTCGTATTTCTCAGCCACTCTTCGACTTCGTGACGCGATTTAGATGAAAAATGATTGCGTACACCTTTAACCTGAACACTGCCTCGCCATGCTGCGTCCGCCTTGTTCCAAGTCAGACCCTTAACGCCGGTGGTATTTTTAGCGCTGCGTTTTTGGTTTTGAAGATTTTCTGAGACGCTGGCAACTCGTAGATTGCTAATATCATTATTGACCCTAACCCCGTCAATGTGATCAATCTGCAAGCCATCTGGTATTTCTCCATTGTGGAGTTGCCAAACAATGCGATGAGCGGCTATTTCTTTGCCGTTAAGCTTCGTTCGGTAATAACCATAGGAACTTATGGACCCTACTGGATCGCCTGCTTTTATTCTTCGACCAACATTTATTTTCCATCTAAGAAATGACGGTGAGGTCGGGTCATATGAAAAATATTCAGATAGAATATGGTTAGCCATGCTCGTTACCTCCATAACGACGATGTGGTTAGAGCCGAATCCATGTTAGCGCATGATTCGGCTTATTTATTTTACCATCAACTGTTTATTCAAACAGTATTAATCGTCGTTATTTTTGGCAAAAACATCCGCCCTTCCCGATCCAGATACCAGCGAATGCCGGGGCGGCGGTAGGGTCAGCAGGAATAAGGGCAGTGGCGCAGCCGTACTTATCCAGCCCGCGCAGCAGGTTCACTGATGCTTTCCAGCGATCGGTGAACGACTGGTACCGGAAAGATCGCGACGCTCCGCTTGGAGCCGTCTGGCTGGAGATGTATTTATCCCCCTGCCCGAGCCCCATAAGCGCCAGCAGATAGAGCTGAATCAGCAGCGCGGTCGATGCAGGATAATGCGCATCGAGACACTCCTGAATACTGTTGGCCTGGTCGACGAGGGCCTGAAGAACAAAATTTGGCAACTCAATGCCGACACTCGATAAGTACTCAGTGGCTTCTTCTATAGTAACCATGGTAACCACTCTCAAAAGAAAACCCGCCGGAGCGGGTTTCTGTTTATTCATGTCTGGCAAAATCGCCATGGACTTTATTTCTTGTTTCTAAAAGCCATTCCTCAACCACTTGTCTGGACTTTGATTTTTTCTTATGGCTGACACCATTAGCGACAATTTGCCCAAGCCAAAGCCCTGATGACTTCACGAAACACAAGCCCTTAACTCCGCTGGTATTATGGGAAGGGGTTCTCATGTTCCAGAGGTTTTGCGATGTAGTAGCTATTCGAAGGTTGCGTATCTCGTTGTTCTTTCTATCACCGTCCGCATGATCAATATCATGACCATCAGGAATTGAGCCATTATTCAGCTCCCAAACTATGCGATGCGCAGCATACCGTTTCCCAAACAGCCAAACGACATAGTCTCCACGAGTAGAGCTATAGCTTCCAGCGACAGATCCAGCCTTCATCTTTCCTCGCTTAGTTTTCCACCTCAAGCCAGTATCAGATGTTGGATCGTAAACAAGAAATTCGGATAGAATGATTTTCGCCATGATTTTACCTCCGCTATAGGTAAATAATTGGTTAGGGCCGGGGCAATGTTGACGCATTCCCCGGCTCGCTTATTTTACCATTAGCGCAGATATTAATCATTATTACCCCGCCGGAGCGGGGCATAAAAAAACCGCCTTAGCGGCGGCTGTTATTCAGCAGGGAAAAGCTTTTCGAGTTCGCCATCCGGCAACAGCTCACTGAGCTTTTCAGCGCCCAGTGTACCTTTGAACTCAATGCCCAGCTCAGTAAGGCGGTCCTGAATAATCTCTTTGCGAGATTTCTCACCGGTACCGGCATCAGGTGTCGCAGGTTTCAGCTCACCACCTGCCTCGCCTTTCATCAGCCTTACGTTAGACTTCAGCGCCGGGTGAACCTCTTTCAACTCCACCACGTCACCAACCTTCACGCCGAACCACGCGCGCACAACTTCGTATTTAGCCATGCTGTTTCCTTACGCCAGTACAGCGCCGTAGACAACACCAGACAGTCCCTGATCGTCTGCGGTAATTTGCAGACCTTCAGCAGACATGATCTGGAAGTTGTAGTTAACGTTAGGCAGTGGACGCGGCAGCGGAACAACGCCTACAGCCATACCCACCAGTGGAGAGATCACGTCACGGCGACGAACGTACGCGATAAACTCGTTACCGGTCAGCGCGAAGCTCATGCGGATTTCTTTCACCGGCGCAAACGGCAGAACCGCCTGCAATACAGTACCGCTTACAACGCCATTCACCACGTACGGCTGCGCCAGGTTTGCCCAGATTTCCGGGGAAACCCACATTACATCGTATGCGGCGACTTTGTTCGTGCGGGCGGTAGTACCGAATGCGCCTTTACCGAAGAATGCAAAGAGCGCGGTCATGTCGGCAGTAGTAAGGTCGATATTCGCGCCACCAGCACCGGAACCGAGGTTGATCTTCTTGGTGTTTCGGTGATTCTTAATGCCCTGCGCCGGGTAGGACTGAACCTGAATTTTTGAATCGCCGTTGAGGTAGTAGTTAACGCGCTTCTGGTTGAACTTGCGCATCTTAGCCATCTGCGAGTCCAGGACCAGATCGATGCCCACAGAATTCAGGCCAGCAGCATGACGCCAGTTAACACCGTAACCAGCAGTGAACACCGGAATCGGGTCGCCGTCGCTCGCGTAGTCAGTGTGGTCGAAGGAGAACGGCGCCTGACCGTCGATGCTAACTGACACGTCATCAGCGATATCGCCAATCACATTGTACAGCTTGGCGGTTTTACCGACCGGCAAAACAGTCTGAACGCCGATCAGATCGTTCACGATCTCCATGCCGATTTCCTGGTCACGCAGCTGCAGCACCTGGCGGTCAATCTCAGCCCAGAAATCACGGGTGAAACCACCCACTGCGTTACAGGCCAGCATGTCCGGAGTCATGATTGCGCGGTTAGCAGCAATGATGGAATCGTTCTGGAGGTTCCACATGTTGCGGTTGGCCCACAGCTCATTCCAGTGGCCGCCGAGGCGGGAGTTTGCCGCCAGAGTGTCTTTAGAGAAATACATGTGCGTTGTTCCTTTTGTTAAGCGCTAGCGGCGGCGACGGTGCCAACGCGCATACGCACGCGAATATAATCGGTGGTGCTGGCAGCGATGGTGTGTTCATCCTGGCTGTAGCCGATCACAGAATCAGTGTCGGATGTTGCCAGGGTAAACTGACCAGCGGTGCCCAGCTTAATCGGGCTGTCTTTCTTGTACGCACCAGGCAGGCAGCGCAGGGCCAGCTCACGACCTTCTTCGACATAATTGCCGACAGCAGAATCACCGGATGGGATTGCTTCGGTAATGGTCAGGCCCTGGTGGTAACCGACATCGATGATGTACAGACGACCGGCCAGCGCAGTTGCCTGAGCAAACTTATCGGATGAGTTGATGGTTGCTGCGGTGCCAGGAAGCAGTGCGGCAGCCGTAGTGCGGGTTTCGGTCTTGTACAGAGACTGACCGTCGATATTAACGCGACGATAACGTGCCATTAGTCCGGCTCCTTATTTGAAGTGTTCGTCTGCGGCAGGTGCGCCGGTTTCTTTCGGCTGCTGTGCGTTGTTGGTGCCCAGCGGTGCTGCTTCGCCCAGCGACTTAAACATCGCGTCCAGAGCATCGCCTGATAGCGCGTTGGCAACGACATCGCCGTGTTTAGCTGCTACCGCTTCACGCTTCGCCTTCTCTTCGGCGCGGGAATTGGCAGTAAGGGTTTCAGCGAGTTGCTGCTGATTGGCCTGCAGAGCATCAACCTTTTCTGCAAGAGGCTTAATAGCGGCTTCGGTATTGGTCGCAACAGCCTGGCCGATCATGCTGCCAATTTGTTCCAGTTCTTCTTTGGTTAAAGGCATGTCGCCCTCCGTTTTGTGGTTTGGTGCAGGCTGTTCCTGCGGTGTGAAAAGAGATTTGAATTTGTTGGCAACGACGGTCACCCATGATTCCTGGCGAGCCACTGCCGTGCCGGTATCGTCGAAGGTGATAGCACCGCCTTCAGACTTGTAACCAAACACCTCTGCGTTTCCGCCGTTACGGATGATCACAGCCTGAGAGTCAGTGAAGTCAGCCACCCAAGCGTATTCATCTGGCCCGGACGCAAACTTAGCTTTGGCTGCCCGGTCGAGGCGCTGCTCACGCTCTCGGTAGGATTCACCCACCAATGCGCCTGAATTAGCCCTCAGCGGCTGCGCGAGGTCTGCGTTGACCATCAGGCCTACTCCCTGCTCCGGCGTCGCAGCGCCCACTTCATGCAGCAGAATGGCGTCATGGTCCATGCTGTGGATCTTCGCTACCCATCCGGCACCCGTGGCTCGCTGCTGCTCGTTAGGCTCAAGCTGGTCGAGGAACGCTGCGACGCTGGTATGAATCGGTGGAACGTCATCACCACGCTCGATAGCTGCAACGCGCTCCAGTAGCTCGCGACCACCTTCCGACTCTTCCGCCCGGGCAACATCCACCCACTTCTCGACGTAGATACGATTGCCGGACTTCTTAACGTTGCGGTTCCAGGCGCCTACGTAGCCGACGTTCAAGCCCTCTGGTGAGAAAGCAGATACGAATTCACCGTTAACCTGCGGGTGACCAAGTGGCGCCAGTGTGCCTTCCAGACCCTGATAGTGGGCGTCGATTTCTTCCGCCGTGTACAAGCCGCCATTCATGACGACGTTCGCCGGCAGCGTGTAGCTCGGCAGCACCAGGTGCTCACGCCCGTTGTACATTTCGCGCCGGATAGACTGGCTATTCACCTGCGTGGTGATGTTGACCTGCATAGGCATAGTTATTTCTCCGCCCAGGCGTAACCGCGCGCCTGCATCGATTTATATTCCTGTTTGAGTTTCGTGATGGTGTCCGGGTATTCCGGATTACCGTCCGCATCAACCAGCACAGACTGCTGGCTGCATTTGCAGTTGATGGAGTTGCCATCCTTGCTGTACCAGTCACGGACCTCTTCATTGGTGTAGAGGTGGGCATGGCGCACTGCGTGGGTATGTCGGGTTGTCGGTGACAGAGCCGAGATGTGAACCAGAAGCGTTTTGAGGCCGTAAAGGTCGTTGGCCTCCTGGTCTTCATCCCACTTAGCCCGGCGCAGCGCGGTAGTAACTTCAGTTCGTGCTATACGGTTTGCCCGGCGCTTCTCGATGCCAGTCTGGTCCGTCAGGTTGCGGGCAATGTCCAGCGGATTGAGACCACGGCCCACGCCATCAGTCAGCACGCGCGCCATGTCGCGCTTAACTTCAGCCGTCAGTCCCTTCATTTCCTCAAACAGACGGGCATGCACCAGCGCCATGCGTTGCTGGTACGGGTCGCTTGCGAGGATGGACGCCAGCGACTCACGACCAGCGGCGTACACAGGCGACTGCCGGCTGAGGTTGTAGAACGACTGCCCGGTTCCTTTCTCCGATGCCAGATCGATGTACTCGTAGAACCACAGGTCGTAATCGCCACCTTCAAGCAGCACCTGATCAACCAGGTAACTGGCATCGTTCAGGATGATGGAGAGTAGCGTTGGGTTTAGCTGGTATTCGTATCTGGCGTTTACTGCGAGGGAGGAAGGTATTTTGTCGAGTGCTGATTTGTACGCTTTGCCTATCTTATTCATCCGCCTGGCGAAGTCTTTCATTGCCCGGCGTTCCAGCGCATCGGCTCCGGTCGGATCCTGATAGTTACGCGGCAGAATCGGTGGCTTCGTCTTCTTCGTCGCCATCCTCTTCTCCTAAAGGCTCTTCGTCATCATTGTCATAGCCCGCAGCCGTACGAATCTCTTTACGGGTGAACGCGGGTTCATCGCCGCTGCCCTGCATGGTCTGGTTAATTTCGCCCATGGTCTTGGCGTTAGTGAGCTTCTCAGTACCGGTCTGTTCGTTAAGGTCATCCCAGATAACTGCTTTCTGGCTGACTGAATCGACGATCTGCAAGTCAATAAGCTTGTCGCAGAAGTCCTCTATCTCGAAAGCGAGGTCTACTCGGCGGGACTGACAGCGAGCATTAAAGTATTTCTGGTCTTCAGTGCTGGACCGCTCAGCCTGCTGGTTACCAACCAGAATGCGCGTCGGGATATCAACTCCGGCGGCAGCGGTTTGCAGGTTGACGTTATAGGTTGGAGACGGATCAGAAACCGGAGAAACGAGGGAGGTTACGCTGGCCCCCTGGAGAGAAAGCAGCACATCATTTCCGCGATTCATCTCGCGTGCAGCGTCATTAAATGTATCCTGCAACTCATCTACTTTAACGCCGTACATAGATGCAATGCTGCCAAAGTCGATTTCCTTGTCGAAACTAAGTGCTAACTGGCGAGCGGCGTTCTTCAGGAATGACTCACCAGACCCGCCCTCTACCTTCTCCAGGCTCACAAAGGCGTTATAAGCTGGCTCAAGGAAGCCAATAGCATCGTCTGAGTAATCACCAAGGATGAAAACGCGATCGGGGTGGATATTGACTCGGCGACTTGAACCATTCGGCAAGCGTTCGGCGTACTGCCACATTTTCGGCTGACCGTAAGTCTTCGAGTTCAGCCCAGTGTCCCACTCGCTCACCGTTAGCGATCCGGCCCATGCCACGGAAACCTTCTGCAACCCTCGCCCTTTGGTAACCGGAAGGTTCCAGTCTTTTTCATCGCGGACGTGCAGAAGGATGCCTGCATAACGACCGACAAGGCGACGACGATCCGCCTCGGCAAATGAGCGCCAGAACCGGTTGTTGAATACCTGCTTTGACTTGTTTTCCCAGGCGGTTTCGTTTTCGCTCTCGTCGGCATCGTCACCCTCGATGATTTCCGGGTTAGTCTGCCAGCACTTGCCCACCAGTTTCTCTACTGCGCCGTGAGCGATACCACCGCGACGGTACAGTGCGTAGAGGTTTTCGTAGGTTACCTGCTCAGGGAAGCCATATTCGCACCATGCGGAATGGCGCTTATTATCCAGCCCCATTGTTGGCGCCATAAGCCCCATACGGGCACGCGCCATCCGCGCATCGTTCAACGCATGGTTGACGGCGAGAGTTAATTTGTCAGTCATGGTTTGTCCGTTTGGTTAGCGAAGGCGTTTTGGAATCATCATCCCCACAGGTTGCGATCCATTCAGTTCTGTCAGGGCGTAAACCATCGCGTCGAGGCGGTCAGGTGATTTCTTTGCAGTGGCGGGTATGTATTCCATCAGCTGGTTCTCCAACACGTAGAGATTGCCGTGATTTGCCACTCGCCCCTGCTCGTAGAGCGCTGATATGGGCTCCGCGCGGGCATACTTCCCCTTGCTGGCATGGACACGAATGATGCGACCTTTGAACCCGGCGTTGCGGAGTGTCTCCTCCGCCATATCTCCGCCCTGGTTCGTCTCGATGACTATCGCGTCAGCTTCGTGTTGCTCATAAGCCGATATGGCTTTCTTGGCCCATCCAGCAGGTGAATATTTGCCGCTGTAATCGCCATCCACAGAAAACTGCTTTTTGTCACCGGCACCATATGAGCTGGCAGCAACGATCCCTGTTTCATCGCTTTCGTCGCTATTTGTTGCCTGCGGGTCTATGGCCACGACCGTGCGTACCTTGTCGTGATGAATTTGCAGATCACGTGCTGCGCTGATCATCACCTCTGTCCACAGCGCGCCCTCAGCATTAAACCGTCGAGGCTTCTGCATATACTGGGCTTCGGCAGTGCGCCGGTGAGAAAACAGCGATACGCGGTGCGATTCGTTATGTTTGAAAGGCCAGAGCCAGCCATCAGGCAGGCCGTGGTCAATCGGTATAGCGTGGGTGTTTTCAGGGTACTGCGCAGCGTATGGCTGACTATTGTCGATAATCACCGGCAGATTGAGGTGATGCCATTTCTCACCACTCCCACCACGCAGCAGATAGCCGCTCAGGTCGTGGTAGTGGATCCGCTGCATGATGACAATCATCGGCGTCGTCTCGATCGCCAGTCGTGATTTAATTGTCTCGTTAAAGCGGTTGTTGACCCCGTCGCGGACGATCTCAGAGTAAGCGTCGTCCGGCTTAACCGGGTCATCGATAATCAGCGCGCCCTGCCAGCCCGGTTCCATATGGCCGGCACGAAAACCGGTAACCTGTCCAGCTGCTGACGACGCGTAAACGCCGCCGCCGTGCTCAGTCCACCACATCGCCTTACTGTCAGCATCATCACGCAGCGCCATCGGCCACATCGACTGGTAGGCCTGCGACTTAATCATGCCGCGCGCGGTTGAGGAATTCAGTAGAGCCAGGTTGTGCGAATAGGACAGGTGCATGAACCTGGCCCGGCAGTTCAGAGCCAGTCCGCGCCCCATCATATTGATGGTCGCCAGTTCCGTTTTCGTGTAGCCAGGCGGAACGTTGATGATCAGGCGCTGAATCTCACCATCAATAACGCGGTCCAGCGTTTGCTGAATCACCTTGTGGTGAGGCGCGACAATCATCTTTCCGCCGGTGCGCTGCTTGAAGAAGTAACGCGCGTAATAGAGCCCGTCCTCTTCGCATTCAACCTTACGGGCAAATGTCTTTTGCTCAGCAGTCGTCATCCTCCATCATCTCCTGCCGTGCGGATTTGTATTCCTCTTTGCTCATGGTGATCGTCTGGATGGCGCTACCATTAGGGCCGGAATGTTCAAACTTGTGCTTATTGGTGTAGGCATCGCCGCATTCCTTCGCCGCCTGCTCGATGATCTCTGCCGTAAGCGCGAGGTTCTTCATGCCCTCGGCACGCGTTGCCATGCGGTCGAGAACGCGGAGTCGGTACGCCTTGTTAGCGATAGGTATGTCAGAGATTTCATTCTGGAAGCGTTCGCGGGTGGCATTGAACATGTCCACCCATTTCTGCGCTAGCCCCCTGCCGTTTGCTTTCGTCGGGTCGTGAGATTCGACCTGCTGACGAGTGATGCTCAGGCCAAATTCTTTTTTGACCAGCTCAACCACCTGGGATGGAGTATCGAAGCAGGCAAGGGACTGAACGATGAAGGCTTTGACCTCACCTTTCAGTGTCGCCATGGATTACCTGCCTGTCATAATCAGTCATATTGTTAGGCCAGCTTTAGCATGCACGTCCCGCATGACCTGGCTATATCGATGTGAGCCACTTCTGCTGGCGCATTGGCCGCATCAACGAGCTCCTGTACTTCTTTGCTGGCACCGTATCGACGTACGACACCAGTGAATTCTTCGACGTCGTGGCCGCGCAGAGTTAGCACTGGCTGCCCGGTCTCTTTGTTGAACTTAGGAGCACCGAAATCATCGGTGGCCTGTGCGATGTGGTAAAGCTCATGCTCTACCAGTGCGCAGAACTCCAGGTCACTGCATTGTGAGCAGTAATCGGCTGCCAGGGTGATGATGAACTTCGGGATTCGCCCGAACCATTCATACATCTGCTGTTCCATTCTGGCTTTCTGCCAACCACCGGCGCGGAGCATTACCTGCTCGGCTTGGCCGAGGACATACCGCCCTTTCTTAGCGAACGAATCGGACGCCCACATGAAGCAGAGGTCAGCCTCTAACAGGTGTTCGTGGTCAGGATTATGGATGCTTCCGGTATCGCTGAGGATTTGCCGTTTTATCCACTCATACACTTCGTTAGCGGGGATCAGCCTAGTGTATAGCTGCCAGTTGTCGGAGGCGATGAAGTTAACCGGCGGATACGGCCTGCGCTCGTCATCGTTAGCCATGGGTTACTCCGTTATTTGTTCTGCCTTGCTCTTGGCCTTGGCCTTCAGGTAATCCCGGGTCACGTCGACCAGCAGTATCCGAAGCGCCTCATCTTCAGAGATGCGCGGGCTAAGGCCATTGGTTCGTCGCAGTAACTCGCTGGCTACGGCCTGAGCCTCTTCGCCCGCCGCTGAAACATCCAGACTCAGGGTAACAGGGATAAATGCGCTCTTCATGATGCGGATTCCTCAGTTTCTGCCGATGATTCCTCTACCGGCACTGGCGTGAACCTGATGCGCTTCACGTCAGTTGGGATGAAGTACAGCCACTCACCATCCTCGTTCGCCAGCGGTACAAACCCGTTAACCAACTCAGGCTGACGCCGTGACATCTTGCCTGTGAAGGTTTCGTCTGTTTGGGTGGTTAGCGTGATTTGGTAGATGTCGGACATGATTACCTCTTTGCCTTGTCGCAGCTGTTGCTCTGCCTCTCAGAAGTGCTTAGCCACTTACGGCTTACCCGTCAGCAAGATGTGATCACCATCCTTGCGGGGTTACACAGATCATTATCGAAGCCCCTCAGTGAAGAGCTTCTGTAATGTCATTCAGCTTTTACAGCTTCGATACTGAATCCGTGAATGATGCTGAGGGGTACACCGTGGGTGTCCAGGCCATTTTTAATGATGAGCACCCCATCACGAATGTCTGGCTCATTGGTGCTTTGCCAGCCGACTTCCTCAGGTGCCTTTCCAGACTCATGCCCATCCTTGGTCAGAAGCATCACCTTCCAGCCTTTGATTAAAGTCCCCATTGCGCTATTTCCCCTGGGTCTGCTTATCCCACTCCTCGCGGAACCTGGATGGGTTGTCGAAACCTTCACTGCACTGGCTGGTTTTCATCACTTTGCCCCCGATTCTTTTGTTTTCTGGCAGTTCGCCTGCCACGCTTTGTTATGCGCCAGGATGTCGCGCTTCGTCTGGCGGTCAAGAACATCAATGTCGTGATCAGTAAGGTAGATTGGCTTTACCCAGTCACAGGCTGTATCAACCACCACCGGGACGCTTCCACGTGTCACGCAGCTCGCTATCAACATCGTCATCAGGCATGCGGTTAACATTCTGCTGTACATTGCTGGCCTCTTTCGTTGCTTCTACACGGCGTTCGGCTGCTGACTCAATGGCCGAGGCCTTTTCTTCTGTGCGCTGTCGGTCTGCTTTTTCTTCAGCCTGTTCACGCCCGCGAAAACGGCCCACACCAAACGCACCAAGCACCATCAGGATCGCAACTCCTATTGCCGCCAGTACAGATCTGAGTGTCGTCATAGGCTCACCCGCTCGCGCATCCAGCCATAAACGAATGACTCGTTAGCCGGCCGCTGTTCTGCCAGCTCAAGATAACGCTGGCCCTGGCTACAGTTCAGTGCGCGAAGCAATACGATTTCTCCCTCATCTCCACGTCGAGCAAGATAGCTTTTCAATGCGCTGATAGTTCGGGGGCCAATAATCCCATCTGCAATCAGGTCTGGATAGAGTATGCCTTGAGTGTTAAACACGCTCAGCCAGCGCTGGAACCATTTAACCGGCACTGATGGCCCCATGTTCACACCGGTATCGCAAAGTTCGGCGGCAATGGAAGGGGATACTTCTGCCACCTGATCAAAGCGCGGGCCATACCAGTAATCAGACTCAAGGATCGCCAGAGCCTGCTCACGCGTAAGATTTCGCATATCACCGGTATAACCATGCGCTCGGGCGGTTGCCTGAGTAATTCCCCAGTTCGTTGGTCCGCCCTTATCGTTCGGGTGATCAACATAACCGCCCTCTTTGCCGAGGATGGTGTTAAAGATATCGTCTTTGGTCATGGCTATTCCGTAATGACGACCTTCGCCAGGTTCCCGCGCGCCAGCCACACCGCCATGCAGATGACGGAGTTAAGCAGCAGATCGCCGAGGTTAACCTGTACGTAATGGCCGAGCAGAATGTTGAAGGCGTTGAATCCGGCGGCAAGTATGACCAGGTAGGCCAGTACCGCGACACTCAGGCGATGACGCTTTCCCTCTTTCCGGAAAAACATCAGCCTGACCATGATTAAAAGGCAAACTATGGCGTTTGCATCCATCAGAAGAAGCTGCCATGTCATTTATCTTCCTCCCCCAGCCCCGGCATCTTCCCGCTTTTGGATTTGCGGAGAATACGCAGCAGGACTGCCACGGAAATGGAAGCAGTGACAATTGCACCGACAGCTGGCGATACCTCAATGCTGGCCGGTGGCTTCATCAGGCTTAACGGCGTGTTGATGATTCCGGCCATGATTTTCGCCATGGGTACGGAGAAGAACACGCCACTGATAAACGATATCAGCGCAAAGATAGCCTGCTTCCAGAGTTGATGGGGATCTGAGGTCAGAACGTATAGCGCAGTTCCGGCAAGTGATCCGAGCATCACTGCTGGAGTCGCCTCCGGAAACAGCGTGGCAAAGGTTACACCGACTGATGACGATGTAAGACCAACGCCTACGATAGTGAAGGTCTCAGACATATTTATTCCGTGTGTAGTTGGTTCAGGCCCTCGGGACGATTTAACAACAAGGCATGTCGAGGATGTTTCCCGGGGCCTGAAAATAAAAAAGCCAGCGACAGGCTGGCAATGTGAGGGTAAGGCAATGTCGGCTCTCTGGCCGAAGGGTCCCAGGTAGTGGGTTTGGTTTGTGGTGGCCGGTGCTGATCTCCGGCTTTCTCTGGCATCGTGTACCCCAAGACTTTTCTCCAGAGATAGCGCAGTCCTCATTAAGGGGGTGCCGTCTCTAGCGCATCAGCCTGCGCATTCACCACAACGGACAGAGCACTGAGCACTTCGTTGGCGCTCCATGCTGCTGCGTGGGTTGGGTTATGAGCCCTTCACGCCAATGCTCTTTCCTGTTGTGTAGAAACGAAAAAGCCCAAGGCGTTAACCTCGGGCTTAAATTCTTGTGTCGACAATCAAAGCTATGGCGACGATATCAGATTTACATGAAATGTATGCTATTTAATTGACTTTTGCAATACCCTGCTGCGAAAAAGTCGCCTTTTGTTGTGATCGTGTTCTCACAGTGCAGAGAAGAGAATCGCCATCAAGCCGCTTAAAGATGGTACACATGGCCCGCCAGTAGTCGGCGTAGTTATGGCACCAGTTATCAGGTTTAACGCCACACAGCGCCGCCAGGTCTTGCTGCTGATATACATCCTTGCCCGCCAGCTCAGATTTCACGTCCTGCGCCGCCAGCCAGATAAGCTTCTTCAGCCGCTCCATCGTCTTACTCGCCACTTTCTTCGCGCCGAGCTGTTCCCGGAACTCTGCCCACGCCCACTGGGTGATCGCCACCTGGTGCTCGAAGCTAACGCTCTCGCTGTAGTTCCACAGCAGCCAAGCTTTCTGGTGGTCATCCAGCGACAGGACAGCGCGGCGCCACGATGCGGTGCCATACTCTACCGGGCTGACCAGCGCGATTGACGATCCCTTGGCGCGGGACTGACTGCCACTCATCGGCGGCCCATCCGGGTTGACCATGCGCTGCTTGTCCTTGTCGAATACCTTTTTCCGGCCCCGGCTGCGCGCCGTCGCGGTGAATTGCGCGTTCTCGGCGAAAGCTACCAGTTGCCCTTTCGTCGCCCCGCTTAGGTCTGCGGTCGCCACAATGAGCTGCTGACGTACGTATTCCAGTTGCTGACTGTTCATGCGGCTTCCTTCTGTGGCTGGTTGGTTTTGGTCTGGCTGTGCTTTGCTATAGGTGGCAGGTTGGCGCGCTTAACGCTTTCTGCCTGGTACCGGAGGAAGTCGGTATAGTTCATGCGGCCTCCTGCTGTTTCAGTGCTTTGAGTTTGGCGCGGTACTCGTCGCGGATCCGGATGAAGTCTTCCCGGCGGTAGTTGGTCATTTCGTGGGGACCGTTGAGCCAGTCGACGTATTCCTGACCGTAACGAGCGACCAGGCCAGCTTCGTATTGCTGCGCCACGGTCGCCTCTTTGGCGGTGTATTTGCCCGCTCCGGCATTACACGATTTGCACTGCTTATGGGCATTGCGCTCTTCAAAGCGCAGTTCAGGGTTAGCGCCGACCGTTTTGAAGTGGCCGCAGTCCCATTGGCCGCCGTGCAGATCGGGTGGGTTGGTCTCGCCGCAGCTGATGCATGGCAAACCAGCATCACGCGCGCGGATGTAGGCATTGAATGCCTGCTGGGCCTGAGCCTTGTAGTAACCGTTAGGTCTGAGCTCTGCCAGTCGCGCTTTACGGCGCTGGCGGCCTGCCTTTTCTTCGGTGCGCTGGCGCTGCGCTTCCTTCTGCTTAGCGGCTTCACGGGCTTTTGCGGTCTGTTCTTTGCCGATCGCGCTGGCGCACTCGAATGAGCAGACCACCTGCCCGTCGCGGACCGGGTGGAACCACTGGCGACAAGCTTTATGGGCGCATTTCCGGCGCGGTAACTTAGCCATGCGCCCTCCGCGCCGCGAGGCGCAACCATTTCTGATCCACCAGGCGGGCGGTGTAGCCCTTCAGTGTCGGGATGTCGGACGGCTTAACCGCAGCCTTGCGCTGGCGGCGCGCCGGAACGCGAAAGATTTCGTTGGTGATGACGCGGAAAAGTGGAGTAGACATCAGGCCTCCTGCTTATCGCGCAGTTGCTGGTATTCGCAACCGTTCGGAATTGTCAGGGTCAGGCCGAACTGGGCGCACCACATTTCAACCTTCACCAGGAAGATATGCATTTCGCCTGTATCGAGGTCGGCGGTGTGGCGTGGCTCCCAGGTCGAGGTTTTCTCACCGGTGATGAAGTCGGTGTAGGTCACCTCTTCGCAGCCGAGATAGGTCTTTTTGAGGTTGCGCTTAACCCACTCTGGGGTAGCGTCAGTGCGCCCGGATTTAATCAGGTATTCACTGATTTCAGCCAGCCACATGTGGAGAAGTGAATTTTGCGACAGGCTGCGCTTCTCGCGCCACGGCTTAACCTGAAGGCGGAAGCACTGGCCTGCATCCAGCAATGGCTGAATCTGCTGGCCGATGGCCGCGAAGTTGCCGCGATGGAGTTTGATGCCGTCTACTGGAAGTGTCATACGGCCTCCTTAACGGAAACCGCAGAATGCAGAAAATCGCAGGTGCATTTCTGCATCTGTGACAATGTGAGGAGTTCAGATTGTGGTCGCATTTAAGTCCCCTTAAATGCGCAGAAGTCACTGACGGGTGTTCAGGCCGTCAGCACAGATAGTATGGACGGTTGATTCAACAAAATCAACGCAAGAGAAAGGCCTCCGAAGAGGCCCACTTATATTTATTTTTGTTTACCATCCCCCTGACATTCAGGGCATATCATTTTACTTCTACATACGTCCCGTGGCCCAACTTCGAGATTTTTACGCCATCCGGTTCCCCTACACTCATGACAAGGAAGCAGTGGAATTGTTTCTTTCTGTTGCTGTGTGATTTGAGTCAGTGATTTCTCAGGGACTCCGGCATAACCGCCGCGCTCAAATTTCACGACAACAATAGCGTCTCCGTCGTAGGCAACTACACGGCACTTACGCTTTTCCCACTTTGATGTATGAATGCATTTTGTTCCGATATTAATCACGACTTCACCTCCTGCTGCGGTGCTGCTGGCAGTGGCATCCAGTGGGTTGGATGAAACTCCCCAGCAGTTGTTGCGAAGAATGGCGGTCCTGGTATATAGCCTGTATCGTAAAGAGCCGTTTCGTAATTCTCGAACTGGTCAGTGCAAAGCACTTCCTCCCCCTTTTTCGGCATCCGCTCACTGCAATCCACCCAACCATCCGGAATCACCGGAGAGTTGCCAGTCGCAACATCAGCGCGAACATATAGCGTGTCGTCAGGGTGCTGATTGTCGCTGCACCACGTTAATTCGCTGAACTCGCCATTCTCCGGCCATACCCCAGCGGTTTGAAGCCAGATATGCTCTGGCGCATCCTTACATGGCGTATTGGCTGGTATGGTACCTTCATTGGTGAGGGTACCATCCGCCTCGAGCGATGCCAGCGCCAGCTTCATCGCCGCCAGCGCCATCGCCGCATCTTCGTTTACAACGCCGGGCACCGCATCGCGCTCTTCTTCAAGCTCCGCGATTGTTTTCAGGAGCCATTCTTTGGTAAGGGTAATCATGATGTTTCTCCTTCCAGATAATTCCCGTACCACCAACCATCAGCGCTCCTTTCCAGCTCGATGAATGTTTTTCCGAGTCCTGAGGGTATAACCGCATCTCCTAACTTCTTAGTTACTGAGAAAGCTCCCCCACTTACACCCGACATCTTTGCCCCCTTCTCATCGGGAGTTGGTTTTACTCTGATCTGCCTGGTATCCTCATCAATCTCAACAAAAATAAATCGATTATTCTCCCGGATATCCACGCCGACATAGCACTGAACAGAGCCTGACTTTGAATATTTAACAGAGATACCAGCAGTGTCACGCTTGCGACCTCTGCCACCAGTTACGATCGATACAAAAGCCATATCACTCTCCTTTCCCGGCTGCGGCGCGGTCGATTATCTTTATGAACTCAGCAGCGCCAACATCACCAAGACCAGCGTACTCGCTGATGAACTTCCGCGCCGATGCGATGATTCCGCATTGGTCAGCAATCCGCTTCTCTGCGGCTTCCAGCTCATCCAGCAGCGCCAGAATGTCGTCATCTCCATGATTTTCGGCCACTTCACGTAATGCGCGTTTGTCGATGTTGCTCATTGGGCGGCCTCCCGAGCTAACTTCTTCACTTCGCGGACAAGAGATCTCACACGCTTTTGTTCGTGAAAAAGTCTGCGGTAAAGGTCTTTGCGCATATCTTCGTACTTGATCAGCTTTTCGTAATCCCAGTACGGGTAAACGCATCCAGTGTATGAATCACGCAAGGTCTGGTAATCTTCAGGAGTGATAGCCATGCCGCCGAAAAATACGTAACAGCGCTTCAGAGATTCCAAATCGCAGGCGGTTACGTTTTGATGCCCAGGCAGGCAACCAGACCACCAGTGGTCTTTAACTTTCCGCTGGCTTCCATCCCGCATATTTAGCGTCATCTCACTCCCGGCAAAAGCTTTGAAGGCTTCACTTGCCGGCGAATATAGAAGTGGACGTTTAAATGGACCGTCACTGCCGATTAAATCTCTTCCAATCTCGTCATAAACAAAATTTAGCGGACGATTCAACACCAGCGCCTCTCTGTTATTAATCTGAACAACTGCGACAACTTTCAGTTCTTCGCTCATGACTGCACTCCTTTGCGAATTTGGGCGGCAAACTTTTGCGCCTCTTTCTGGATGAATAGCTTTTCGCTGAAGTTGTGGTACTGACCAAACATCTCCACACCCTGCGCCCGCACTTCAGCCAGGAAAGCGTCGGTTGCCGGGGTGTTAAGCGTAAAATCATGTCGGCCTGATTTTAGGTATGCAATGGCGATCTTTGTGGCTGCGCACTCGACAGCGAATTTCTCTTTTTCAGCAGCCAGCGCCGCGCACATGGCATCTGCTTCGGCAAATTTACGCACAAGATACTCGGCGTTGGTTTCGTTAACCTTCAGATCGCGTGGAATGCACTTGCCACGCAGAAAACCTTCCATCTCAAATAATTTCATACCCCTACCCTCCCCCAAACCATCAATACCCTTCTCATCGCCGGACTGTTGCGGCACTCCTGGCAGATCACGTTTGTGTCCGTCCGCTGAATTAACTTCGACTTACCCTGCTTTATGCCCGGTATCGTGTCAGGGGCGTAGCGCTTGCCGTAACTGGTCAGGCTGTAAAGGCGCTGGCCGTATTTTCCTTCGCAGCTGATCAGCCCATCGGCCAGCAGCGTACTCACCGTCCCGGATATCTTTTGGGTGTCCATGCCGATAAGCCCTGCCAGTTTTGCGTTGTTCAGTCCTGGGTTGTTGCGCAGGGCTGCCAGCACCTGCTCACGGATTGTTATGCTCATCAGAAGCCCCCTTTCTTTTTCGGCTGCTGCTCACGACCGCGGCGTTCTGCGGCGGCGGCCTGCTGGTCTGTGTCGTAAATTGCCCCGTTAATCTGATTGCAATAAACCGTTCCGGTACTGCCGTGGCGGTTGAGTCGCAGGATTAACTCGGTTTCTCCCGGCGGCACGCTGTCATCGAAAGCACCTTCCCGGTGGATACCAACCCAGTAGTCGCAGTCCTGCTCAATCTGCCCTGTGTCGCGGGAATCGCTCGGCAACGGGCGTTTATTCACTCGCTTCTCCAGTTCGCGGTTGAGCTGGGTCAGCAGCACGACGACGCAGCCAAGCTCTTTAGCGAGGTTCTTCAACCCTTTGGTGATCATCCCGTAGGCAAGGTCATTACGGTCGGCTTTTTCGGCGGTCATCAGAGTCAGGTAGTCAACCAAAATCATGCCTACGCAGCCCTTCTCGCGTTTGATTCGGCGGCTTTCGCTAACGATGTGCGCCAGTGACAGGCCAGGAGTGTCGTCGATGTACAGCATGTCGATTTCACTCAGTCGGCCGGCTGTAGCGATCGCCTTCTTAAAGTCGCCGTCGTAGTCTCCCTGGTACTGATCATCGGCGTCATCCGTGGCGGGCATGTAAAAAATGCTCGGATTTACGCCGGACTTCTGACCAACCAGTTTTTCGAGGATCTGGTCGCTCGGCATTTCCAGGCTGAACATCAGCGCTGGCTTTTTCTCACGAACCGCGCAGTTGATCGCCATCTGCCCGTATAGGGTTGTCTTGCCCATCTTTGGCCTTGCGCCAATCACGAACAGAGAGCCTTTAACCAGACCTTTCGGCGCCAGCAGTCGGTCGAGTGACGGGATTCCGGTGCTCATGCCGCGCTGTTCGCCTGAAGGGTCAAAGCGTTTCTCCAGATCTGCTACCCAGTCATCCATAACCTCGCCGAACGACCGCAACCCACGGCGACTACCGGTTTTTGAATGGTCTGCGAGCTGGGTGAAAATACCCTGAATGGCCTCGTACTTCTGCGTGGCGCTCATGCCGTTGCGGGAATACAGCAGCTCAGTAGCTTCGGTCAGTCGGCTAATGCCATAGCGCTCCATTGCGGCTTCGCGGACTGATGCAGCGTATGCCACGATGTTTGCAGCGCTCGGTGTGTTTTTTGCGATCTGCGCGATGTAGGCGAAACCGCCGATCTGCTCCGTAAGTCCTTTGCTTTCCAGAGAGTCGAAAAGCGTCAACCCATCGACTGGCTTGTTAGCTCGGAACATGTCACGTAATTCAGCAAAGACGATCTGATGAACCCGGATGTAAAACGACTCAGGCTTGAGCATTGCCAGCACTTTTTGAACACGCTCGCTGTTGTCATCGTCCAGCAGGAGTCCGCCGATGACGCTCTGCTCTGCTTCGACGTTGTGGGGTACGGTCAGGATTTCAGAGATCATCACAGGCCCCCTCGCGCGTCTTGGCATACACATCCACGTTCAGGAAGTATTCGAGAGCCTTGCGGCGCCATGTGCGACCGGTTCGCTGGTCTGGACGGTTCTCCAGCATCCAGCGGCAGTTGGTGGCGATGTAGCTCAGATAGGATTCCCAGTCGCTCAGGGTGAACTTATGGCCGTCCAGCTGCTGAGTTACTTTCCCGGCCTTCTGCCAGAACGAGCGAATCAGAGCCCGGCGTTTGTCAGTCAGGATTCTGATGCTCTGCGCTTCAGGCAGTACGCGATGGTAAACCTCGACCACCTGCTCGCAGCTGAGAGACGTTTTTTTCTGCTCTGGTTTTTCTGCTGCTGATGCACTCTCTCTTACGTTAGTAAGAGAGTTATTTAATATATTGTTATCTGTGGACACTGGCTGGACATCGGCTGGACACTCCGCCGCCTCAGGCATTGGCACGACTGCGTTTGCGCTGGACACTGGCTGGACATCTGCTGGACAAAAATTTGACTGATATTCGTCATATTTGACCACTTTTAGAACAGTAAAACGGTTGTTAGATTTGGTGGTGATCATGCCCAGGCTCTGGAATTTACGGAGTAGTGATTTAACGCGATCAGCGGTCAACCCCGTTTCCATTGCCAGCGTGTTTCGCCCGGTAATGAACTCTCCGCGTTCGCAGATCACATCGCCGACATCAGTCGATACCAGTGTCTGTTCGTGATTAGCGCGCAGGAGCAGGTGAACCCATAAATGAGCCGCTTCAGCGTCCTTGTAGAACGGCACATCCATAATTTTACGGTGCAGCAAGGCAAACCCCTTACCGCCATTCGTACGCGGTTTCTGGAGCCTTCTGGCCTCTCTGGCTTCGGCTAGATTGGATACGTTACCCACGGCCACTCTCCTTGCGTTTCAGTTCTTCCAGGATGGCGCGCATCTTCTCTGCCACAATCGGATTAACCGAGCGGATGAAGCGGTCGCGGGTTATGTTTTTATGTACAGCGGTATGGTAATAGCGTGGATTTTTTGCCATTATTCCTCCTGCAATGAGTGCACACGATTTGCATCTGAAGGCCAGTTCTGTTCGAGCAGACTGGCTTTCGCCGTTTTTGATACTTCCCATCACATAACCCCTAACATTGAAGTGACCATCGTCATCAGCGGCCCTACCTGCTCCGGCATGAGGCGGAACAGCGACGCTATACCCTCGCTTACCTCTTTCAGCTTCTGGTGCTCTGGAGCGTCCAGAAGCACAGCCTGTTTAGCTTCGGCACACTCTTTCATCGCAGAGGCGATCAGCGACATCGTGTCGTTCTGCGGCGCCAGGCGGTTGCGAAATTCCAGCGGCAGGACGGCTAAGATTGCGGGCGTCAGCTGGCGCACGTTCTCGCGGTACTGTTCTGAGTCGAAACGGTTGTCCAGGAAGCGAAACAGCTTCTGGCGCGCCCTGCTGAGGTCTTCCGGGAAGCTGATGGCGGTCCCGCCCTGCTCCCGGTATTCGTTGATGATCAGCGCCGAAACGACGTCCTGATTGTCCAGCGCCGACGACCATGCACGGACCGCATCGCGGATCTTTTCGCGGCCTGGCGCCGCTTTAGGTTGAGCGCGGTTTATCATCGCTCCCGGGTGTATTCCGGTATTGTGTTGATACGCAAGTGAATGCATTGCTTTCCCTTTCGTGGTTAGGCCGCAGTATCACGCGGCGATGCGAATACCAGGCTTTCTTTGAGGACCGGAGCCTGGCGGTGAAAATTCTTCGTGCCTTTCTCGATAGCCGATGCCATTTCTGGAGATGCCCGGCGATTTCCGTAGGCAATCTGGTCCAGGTAACCTGGCGTCGTGTTAGCCAACTTTGCGAGCTGCGCCCATTCGTCGGTAGTGGCGGCCTTGCGCCAGCGGTGTAGTTCAGTGCTCATTGGTGTCTCCGGGTGAGTCGTTTGATTTGGAGTTTAGCGTTATGCTAAATACTACGCAAGCATCATTTAGCAATTTGCACATTTATCATTTTGCTAAAAGCAGTAACAATGCAGGTATGGAAAATAAAGAAATCAGAAAATCCAACCTGGAAGCGCTGTACGACAAGCGTCAGCACGAGTCTGGAATGACCAAGGCGCAGTTCGCCGAGCTCATCGAGACAAGTCCTGCTGCGCTTAGCCAGCTACTGGGACCAAACCCTCATCGCAATATCGGCGATAAGATGGCTCGCAAAATTGAAACTGCGCTTAATCTGCCTTTTGGCTGGATGGATGTTTTGCACGCCAGTGAAGAACCTTCGAACGTTGCATTTCGAGGGCTGAACGAGACAAAAGGAAGTTATCCTGTAATCAGCTGGGTAAGCGCGGGGCAATGGATGGAAGCTGTAGAACCTTATCACCGAAGAGCGATAGATCGCTGGTATGACACGACTGTTGACTGCTCAGAAGATTCATTCTGGCTGGACGTTAAAGGGGATTCTATGACCTCCCCAGCCGGACTGAGCATACCAGAGGGAGCAGCGATACTTGTTGATCCTGAAGTCGAACCGCGCAACGGGAAGCTGGTTGTCGCAAAGCTGGAAGGCGATAACGAAGCGACATTTAAGAAGCTTGTAATCGATGCCGGCAGACGCTTCCTTAAGCCACTTAACCCCGCATATCCAATGCTAGAGGTTAATGGAAACTGCAAAATTATCGGCGTTGTGGTTGATGCCAAAATACTAAACATCCCATAACCTCACGCAAACCCCCTCAAGCCCGCCATCGCGCGGGCTTTTTTACGTCCCGAATCCCTGCGCTATAAATTTTTAATCGCTTATTAATCAATACGCTAAATAAAAACCATCAACAATTTAGCATTTTGCTATTGCGCATAATTTAGCATCACGCTAAATTTACCCCATCGAAACGAAACATCGACAGCTGAGCGAAGTTAGCCAGCAGCGAAGTGGAGATTCGGTCAGTCGAACGGCGCGACAGTAAACCATGCGTCGGACCATAGGCGGGCTCAGGAAGAGCGGCAATTATGGCTAAACGATTTACCAGCAGCTCTTTGCGAGGGGCTGACGGTAAACAAAAAGAGAGGCGCTTATGAAGTTTTACGAATTACCTGAACAAGTGCAGTTAATAGCTGCAGAGCTTCTGGCTAAGAGGCTTAATGATGAGGTCTTTATTGATGAGAAAAACAGGACGGAAAAAGCAAAAGCAATTGCTCAAACCGTCCGGGAGGCGTTTTTTAAACTATACGACAATTAACTACCTATCACTGCCATCTTCAAAATGGTCAGTTTTAAAGTGCTGTAATGCCTGGTCATAAATCTTCAATAGACCATTCACATTGTCATGATGAATGGGAACACGTTCAGCGCGCACTAACTCAATTACCAATTGAGCGGCTGCAAGCTCAGGGTGTGTTTTAGGATTAGCAATATCTGACATAAAACCTCCTTTTGACTGTGGATTCATCAGTCTACGGCATTCCTTTGACTGTGGAAAGCAAGGGAGCGCGCGCCGGGCGCGGATAAATACCCCGGCACTAACTGGAATGTTTTGGGGTTGGATGAATGCGCAGGCTGATGCGCTACGGTGCGAAAGCTTAAAGACGGCATAGCCGACACCATGAGATTGAGTGAGAACTCAGCAAGCCTGAGATCAGCACCGGCCATCCAATCGCCAAAGCATTTCTCCCGCATCAGCGGGTAACTACAGAGCCAGCCTCAAGCACCGGGCGCCGATGCTTGGTGATGGTAATACTGCCATCTCAACCGCACAGGAGACGATGATCCTGTTCTGGTTGGATTGGAAAAGTCTTCTTGGCCCGCCAGCGCGCGGGCATTTTTTTGGAGGTTGCATGTTTGCTACTGACATCTCACTGAAATACGGCACTCATCAGCCAGAGACGATTCTGGAAACAATGCCGATTGAAGAAGCCTCCGAAATCATCAAGGAGAAGCTTCGTGATGAAGTGCGCCAGGAGCTCGAGTGCGAGTATGGCGATCGCCTTTATGAGGCTGAGGAAGAAGCATCAAACTGGGAAAGCAGAGCTGACGACTATGAAAGCGATGCAACTTGCCTGGCTAATGCCGTAAGAGAGGCTTTTGAATCCGCCAACTTTGAAGATGCAAAGGTAATCCTCGAGCGAGCGATGCAAGACCACAAAGACTATTTCTGAAGACCCGCTCCGGCGGGTTTTTTATCGGCCATACATAGGCAGATTTTCGAGTCTGCCCATTTATGACAACCGGCGGCCATCCACCGCCCATTGAAACACTGAATAAATGCGTTGAAGTCTTGTATTAACCGTTCCGTTCGCCGCGATAAGGCCAAGAGGAAATCATGGTAAACCAGCAGCAGATCAGAGAGGCCCAACGGCTCGCGTCGTTCGCGGTACTCCATCGCAATGCTCCGGCTTGGGAAGAAGCAAAGCGCCTTTACGCCGTCGCCATCGGGAGGACTCTTCACTGATGGAAACTTTATTCGCACTCGTCCTGACCGTGGCAATGACCAACGGTGATTATCAGGACGTCATCCTCGGAGTCTACGACAGCCCGCAGGAGTGCAGCCAGGAAGCTTCAGAGCAGAAAGTGTCTGCTGAGTGCTGGCCGGTAGAAAGCATCCTCCGCAACGGCGAGTTCCCGGCGAAATCCATCGCGCAGCACTAACCCCCTATTCAACCGATCGGCCTGGCTTTCTGCGGGCGGTATCTGCACATCCAAATTTCAGGAGAAACCATGAGCGAAGTAACGGACTTAGTCGTCATTGAGAAACAGAACGCAATGGCGGTATTCACCACCAAAGAGCAGCTCGACCCGATTATTGAGGCGATCGAGAAAGAAGCTCGCAGCCTGGTGCCGGATGTGTCGACCCGTAAAGGCCGCGACGCGATCGCATCCATGGCGCATAAGGTTGCCCGCTCCAAAACCTATATCGACAACGCCGGCAAGGATCTGGTTGCCGAGCTTAAAGCCCTGCCGAAGCAGATCGACGAAAGCCGCCGCATTGTGCGTGAGCGGCTGGACGCGCTGAAGGATGAAGTACGGCGCCCGCTCACAGAATGGGAAGCCGAGCAGGAACGCATTAAGGCTGAAGAAGCCATGAACGCGATGCACGTCGAAGCGCTGGAGATGAACATCAGGTTCGATCAGGAGCTGGCTGCCAAGTTCGAAGCAGACCACGAAATGGCTCTGCTGATGAACAAGGATTTCGACCGTGACCGCGAAGAACAGCGCCGCCAGGCGGAACAGGCTCAACGCGAGCGTGACGAGCGGCTGAAGCAGGAGGCGGCAGAGCAAGCCCGCCGAGATGCAGAAGCGAAGCACAAAGCGGAGATTGAAGCCGCAGCGCGCCGTGAAGCAGAAGAGAAAGCCCGCGCTGAACTGGCGGAACGCCAGCGCATTGAAGCGGAACAGCGTGCGGCACGCGAGAAGCAGGAAGCAGAAGAGCGTGCACGACGCGAAAAAGAAGAAGCCGTTGCCGCCGAGCGCCGCCGCCTGGAAGAGGCAGAAGCCGCCCGTCTGGCCGAAGAGCAGCGCAAAGCTGAAGAAGAAGCCCGCCGCGCCGCAGACAAAGAGCACCGCCGCACCATCAACCGTCGCGTCATCGCCGACCTTATAGCTCAGGGCATCCCCGAAGAATTCGCGCAGAAAGCACTGCTGGCGATCGCTGGCGGCAAAGTGCAGAACGCGCACATCAAATATTGAGGTGATTCATGAATATCACATGCGAGTGCGTGGACATGCGCACATCTGTCGGCCCCCACAACACCATCAAAGTTGAAATGGAAGGCGTTGTGCTGGCCGGTACTGTTAAAACCCGTGAAGTTCTCCCCCAACTCGATGGAGCAGAAGTCATCGAGTGGCTTGCTGAACAGGGATACGTCATCACTCATCAGGAGCGCGCAGCATGACGGCCGTAGAACGGTGGGATGAAGAGTCATTCCTGCGCCTTATGCGCTACGTGCTGCCGGAAAAGCCGGAGGGTGATGACGAGCCAGTTAACCTGGCCGCCGAGCGGCAGAACCCGGTAATTAGTTGGGATGAATTTGCGGGGAATTACACATGACAGATAAAAAAGTATACGCCGCCATTAGCGGCGTTGCTTCAGCGCTTGCTGAGAAGGGTATCAGCAAAGAAAGAAAGCAAGGGAGTCAGGTCAATTACGCGTTTCGTGGTATCGACGACATTTACAACGCGCTGGCCCCGGAGTTGGTAAAACACAAACTCCTAATCCTACCCCGCTACACCGAACGCACCAGCGTCGAGCGAACCAGCAAAAATGGCGGTGCGCTGTTCTACATCACGGTTCGTGGTGACTTCGATTTCGTCAGCACCGAGGACGGCAGCATCCACACCGTCACCACCTATGGTGAAGCGATGGATAGCGGCGACAAGGCCACAAACAAGGCCATGTCGATAGCATACAAATACGCGGCGTTTCAGGCGTTTTGCATCCCAACTGAGGAAACTGCAATCGACGCGGATGCCGAAACCCATCAGGTGCAACCGGCAGATGCCGATCAAATTCTCGCTGAATTTACTCAGTACGCCAGTACTGAAAACGACAGCAAAAAATTGCAGGCGCAATACGCGACAACATGGTCACGTCTGAATGGTTTTGCTGATCACCAGGCTAAATGCAAAGACGTCACCGGCATTCGACTAAAAGAACTTAAACAGGCGGCTTAAATGGCAAAGGGCATCAACAAAGTGATCCTCGTCGGCAACCTCGGGCAAGACCCCGAGGTCCGTTATCTTCCGTCCGGCGGCGCAGTATGCAGCCTGACGCTGGCGACATCGGAGTCATGGCGAGATAAAGCCACTGGCGAGCAAAAAGAGCAAACGGAATGGCATCGAGTTGTTCTGTTCGGAAAGCTGGCTGAGGTGGCCGGTGAATACCTGCGCAAGGGATCTCAGGTTTATATCGAGGGCCAACTGCGTACCCGCAAATGGACAGATCAGGCAGGCACCGAAAAGTACACCACAGAGGTGGTGGTAAACGTCGGCGGCACAATGCAGATGCTTGGTGTCCGTCAGGGCGGTGGCGCAGCACCAGCAGGCAGCAGCCCGGCGCAGGGCGGGAATCAGTTCAGCGGCGGCGCACAGTCTCGCCCACAGCAGCACTCGGCACCCGCCCAATCTAACGAACCGCCAATGGACTTCGACGACGATATTCCGTTTGCTCCTGTAACCCTTCCCTTCCCTCGCCACGCTATTCACGCAATTTAAGGATGAAAATGAACCACTTAATGATAGACCTCGAAACGATGGGGAGCGGGCCATACGCGCCGATCATCTCCATTGGCGCTGTATTCTTCGACCCGAACACTGGCGCAACAGGCGATGACTTCCAGGTGAATGTATCGCTTGAGTCATCAATGAGGTTCCGCGCCCGGCCTGACGCCTCAACAATCCTGTGGTGGATGGAGCAAGGCGAGGATGCGCGAAAGGCGTTAACCAATGACACCGAAGAACTTTCCACCGCTCTGTGTTGGCTATCTGAATTCATCGCCAAACACGCCAAGCCGAGATTCGTTCAGGTATGGGGCAACGGTGCATCGTTCGACTGCGTCATTCTCCGTAACAGCTATGCACTGATCGGGCAGGAAGCGCCGTGGCAATGGTGGAATGACCGAGATGTCCGCACAGTAGTTGAGATGGGTAAAGCGATCGGCTTCGACCCTAAGCGCGATATGCCATTTGAAGGCACTCGCCACAGTGCGCTGGATGATGCTATTCATCAGGCCAAGTATGTCTCTGCTATCTGGCAGAAGTTAGTCAAATAACCCCCGCTAAGGAATACCAAATGTCACAACTTCCTCAAGGGGCGGGATACTTTCGTGCGCCCAAAAAATTGGAAACAAAGGAGCAAGTCATCGCTCGGGTCTGCGCTTACCTTGAGGAGAGTCTGGGTAAGAAGCGGATTGAGAACCGGACGCCAGAAGAGATTCAGCAGGCGGAGGATGATTACTGGACCGAGAAGCTTCTACGTCGCTACGAAGCCAAGCTATGGCACGACAACTTCATGGCCTCTTTCCAGCCTCAATACGAAGCCTGTGGACCGAAACTACCCTCTCGCACTCGCTACGGGCAAATTGATTATTTCGGCCGCGGCGGCGCGGTAAGGAGTGAATGATGACTCACGCTCACGACGACATCAGGGTTGGCACACTGTGCCTTCCCTTCATTGGTAACGGCTGGCTAATGCCATGGGGTGAAGTAGTCAGCAATCCATTAAAGGCGCAGCGGCTCGCTGAGGAATATCGGGAAAGGCAGGAGGCGGCATGACAGCGAAATACTCACTTCTATATGCCGATCCGCCTTGGTCTTACGGCAATACCATCAGTAACGGGGCCGCCGCCGACCACTACTCCACCATGAAGCTCATCGACATCAAACGCCTGCCAGTCTGGGAGCTTGCCGCAGAAAACTCGGTGCTGGCGATGTGGTACACCGGAACGCATAACAAGGAGGCTATCGAACTGGCCGAGGCCTGGGGTTTTACCGTTCGCACAATGAAGGGCTTTACCTGGGTGAAGCTGAATCAGAACGCGGAACTGCGCATCAACAAGGCGCTGGCCGAGGGTGAAATCACCGACTTTTACGACTTCCTCGATCTGCTTAACGCCGAGACGCGCATGAACGGCGGCAACCACACCCGGGCCAATACCGAAGATCTGCTGATTGCTACCCGCGGCGCCGGGCTGGTGCGAAAGAAAGCCGGGATTAAGCAGGTGGTATACAGCCCGCTCGGCGCGCACAGCGAAAAGCCTTGGGAAGTGCGCAACCGGTTGGAACTGCTTTACGGCGATGTGCCGCGCATTGAGCTGTTTAGCCGCAGCGCGGCGCCAGGCTGGGCTCACTGGGGAAATCAGTGCGCCACCGCCGCGGTTGAATTGCTGCCCGGCTGCGCCATCGATGTTGTGAAAACGGAGGCCGCATGAGCAAAGGAACCATTATCTGTCTGTGCGATATCACTGGCGTCATGGCTGAGCCATGGGTCGAAGCAGGTTATCGTGCCGTCCTGGTGGACCCACAGCACCCTGAGACTTCGATCGACGGTCCTATTGAGCGCATATCGGCAACCATCATTGAGGCGATGCCGAGGCTATCTCAGATCATCCGCTCCGAGAACGTCGTCATCGTCATTGGCTTTCCGCCATGCACTGAGGTTGCGGTCTCGGGTTCCCGGTGGTTCGAGGCTAAACGAGCAAAAGACCCTCACTTTCAGGCCAAGGCCGCACTGGTTGCTGAGCAATGCCGGATGATTGGAATGGTGACAGGTTGCCCGTGGGCATTCGAAAACCCGGTGAGCGTGTTCAGTAGCATCTTCGGTTCGGCCGATTATACGTTCCATCCTTACCAGTTCACTGGGCTGTGCGCGAATGATAACTACACGAAGCAGACCTGCCTCTGGACGGGTAACGGCTTCAAGGCGCCGGCAGAGAATGTGCACCCCATGGTAGAAGCGGCTATTGACGCCGTTAAGCTGGCCTGTGGGCGTATGGTGCCGAAGAAGAAGGCAATCGAGGCCATGTCAGGAACATCTTTGGCCGGATTGGTGACTGACTGGTATCCGGATAACCGTATTCACGAATGCCCGCCCAGTGACGAGCGTGCCAACATTCGAAGCGCAACTCCTCTGGGCTTTGCGAAAGCAGTTTTTCTTTCGAATGCCCCTCATCTTAAAAACAAACGGGAGGCCGCATGACGCCAGAAACAGACAATGCCATCCGCGCCGCCTGCCGCCGCTGCACCGAAGAAATCCAGCAGGCCATGCGCAAGAAGCCTAAGCCTAACTGGAACGAAACGGTGCCTCCCATCATCAACAAGCATCACAAGAAAATTGAAGCTCTGGGAGTTAGCCTCCTGGAGTTCGTCGTATACACAGGCAGGCTTAATCGCCGCTTCGGAGCAGAATAATGACAACAGAATTTAAAGCCCTACCCGTCGAACGCGACCAGTACGGTTACTGGACTCACCCGCTTTACGATAAGTTTTGCGATGGCCGCGAATCCATTTCGCCCATTGAGTTCAACGCATGGCTGGAGAAGAACGGCCTCGAGTGGAAAGTGATTTATCGTGATGAGGACGACGCTGATCCAGATGTTGACGGCTATGACATTTCGGCGTGGCAGCCCGAAACACCAGCCGGCGATGGTTGGTTTGTCGGTTCAATTCACGACACGGAAGATGGCGCGGTTTGCATCTGGCTGCGGCACGCTGGCGGTGCGGCATGAACAGAGCCTCACCAGTTGATTTGAGAAAAAGCCTCGAAATTGCCAATAACCTCGCGCACATCGGGATTCGCTTTGTGCCGATCCCGGTGGCGACCGAGAAAGAATTCCAGACGCTGGCCGCCGAGCTATCTCGACGGCTTGAAAATATGGCTGTCGAAGCCGAGAAGAATGAAGGCGGTGCAGCATGAAGGAACTAATCACCCAGGAGCTTAAGGCTCCTTTTTTATTGCTGGCATTCACATTCAACCGAATTAACGGACAGTTCCGGGAGCATTGACCATGGCCGATATCATCGATACCGCAGCAGAGATTGAAGAGCTTCAGCGTAACGCTGCCCTTTCCGCTCACCGAGTGAACCGTAACGACGTATCAGCTGAGCGTTGTGAAGAATGCGACGAAACAATACCCGAGCCGCGGCGCGCTGCCGTTCCCGGCTGCCAAACGTGTGCGGAGTGCCAGGGTGTTATCGAACTAAGGAATAAGCAGAGGGGTTTTAACTCATCCTTGCTCCCTTACTAAACAGCGGTATTTACGTCCTTCACGGTGTCAGCCTAATATTTGTTAGTCTGTATTCAGGAGATCATAAGATGAAAGATATTATGCTTTTTGGTGCTGGACATGAAGGCACAAAGAAACAGGTTGAACCCGGGAAAGAATCCTACTACTTCAACAGCAAACCAGTACCATCGCCCACAGGCACTAATATAGTTAGTTATAGTGCAGAGCGGGTTTCATTCCGGGTTAGCACTGTTTATCCAGAAAAAGGAGGTTTTTTGATTGGAGTGCATGGTGAAGAACCTTCAGATAAAACGATAGTAGATGCGATATTTAAGTACAACCCTACCCCGCTAAACTGAAAACAGTGTACTGAAACGAACCTCGCCCTGGCGGGGTTTTTTATTGGATAAAACTCGCTGCGCCCGGCGTGCGGCATGAGGAGAGATTATGGGGAAGACATCTATTCGTCTTGAGGAGTTTAAGAGAGATGCTAACGGTCTAGAGGACTACAGCAAATATACCGTTATCTGTCACTCCTCAGAGGAACATTCAACAATCGTCGATTGGCCCGTCGAACTCGAGTATCGCCCGATGACGCATCTCAACCAGGTTTCAATGAGTATCCACTCTGACCTGCATGAAACAAAAGAAGAAGCCATGGAGCAATTAGGTCGCTGGCTAATTCGCCTCGGTGAGGCTTTGCAAGAACACAATTTCAAATGACGCAACTGATAGCCAGTTATGAGCTGGCTATTGGGTGCGAAAGCGCCACCTCGTGATCCCTTTTGCCCGGCACCTCGCCGGGTTCTTTTTTGCCTGGAGAAACCCATGAGCGAAATGACCTTAATCGTGCCCAACGACTGGGTAACCGAAGAAAAGCTCGTCGAGATTACCGGCCTTCGCCCGGGCACTATCGAGCGGGCCCGCAAAAAATGCTGGATGGTAGGACGGGAATACCTTCACGTCTCACCGGACGGTGTGCCGAAGAAAAACAGCGAATGCATGTACAACCGAAAGGCTGTCGACCAGTGGGTTGAGAGCATGTCAAAGAAACAGCCGGGTGCGCGCCAATGAAGATCCGTTTATGCTTATCGGGCTCTTGGACGTCAGGAGGGAATAATGGCTAAGTCAGCATACCCAACAGGCGTGGAGAACCATGGCGGCACGCTCCGCATATGGTTCATCTATAAAGGCAGCCGGGTGCGTGAAAACCTCGGCGTGCCAGATACACCAAAAAACAGAAAGGTCGCTGGCGAGCTGCGCGCGTCGGTGTGCTTTTCGATTAAGACCGGTAACTTCAATTATGCGGCCCAGTTCCCGGACTCGCCAAACTTGAGAAGGTTTGGGGTGGAGAGCAAGGAAATCACCGTGCTGGAGCTGGCTAACAAGTGGCTTGAACTGAAACGCATGGAGATCAGCACCAACACGATGTCACGTTATACATCTATAGTGCGCAATATGGTGCCGAGAATTGGCGGGGACAGGCTGGTATCTGCGGTGACGCAAGAAGACCTGCTGTTTATCAGAAAGGAATTGCTGACCGGTTATCACACCCTGAAGGTCGGGCAGAAAACGCCGGTAAAAGGACGATCAGTCAGGACGGTCAACAACTACATGAAGACCATGAGCGGAATGTTTAAGTTCGCTGCCGACAGCGGGTATGTGAAGGTCAGTCCTTTTAATGGGATCGCCCTTCTCAAGCGCTCCCGTTGCGAGCCGGACCCGCTGACGCGAGAGGAGTTCGTCAGGATGATTAATGCCTGCGCCCACCAGCAGCTGAAAAACATGTGGTCGCTGGCCGTCTACACCGGCGTGCGCCACGGAGAACTTGTGTCGCTGGCCTGGGAAGATATCGACCTGAAAGCGGGCACGATGATGATCCGCCGGAACCATACGTTAACGAAGGAGTTCACCCTTCCGAAAACGGAGGCCGGGACGGACCGCATCATCAACCTCATTCAGCCAGCTATCGACGTGCTGAAGAACCAGGCAGAACTGACACGCCTGGGTAAGCAGTATCAGGTTGAGGTGAAGCTGCGCGAGTATGGCCGTACCGATGTGCATCCTTGCACGTTCGTGTTCAACCCGCAGATCGCATCACGTAATGGCCGTGCCGGGCATCATTACGCAGTGGGGTCGATTAACCAGTCGTGGGAAGCGGCAATGCGACGCGCCGGGATTCGCTATCGCAGAGCATACCAGTCCCGACATACGTATGCATGCTGGTCGTTAGCTGCCGGTGCTAACCCGAACTTCATCGCGAAGCAAATGGGCCACACCGACGCGCAAATGGTTTACCGGGTGTACGGATCCTGGATGGCTGAAAATAACCAGGACCAGGTACTCATTCTCAACCAGAAATTGAGTGAGTTTGCCCCATCCATGCCCCACGCTGTGGGATCGGATGGTTATTAA